CTTTACGCTAAATATCCGATTCTTTCAAATGGCTTCGTTCATATTTACCATTAGCAACATCCTCTTTGAACATTTCATCAATCTTCTCGATTATGAATCCTTCAATCTCTCGAAAGATTGGACTATCGTTGTTAAGTTCAATTCCAATCTCTTTAGCATACTTTTCATACACTTTTGAATCTTGCATCAATGTTGAAATCACATATCGTTTGTGTATTTCATCTGCCCAATAATACATAATAATATAGTTTTAGTTTGTAACTGACAGAGGGTTGCCCCTCTATATTCTATCTCTTTAACTTACACTTTGACTTGGTGTAGCCATTTGCAGTAAGTTGTTTAGGAGATGAACAAGCTACCATAGTGGTAGCAATAACAAGTGTTGCAATAATTAACTTCTTCATCTTAAAAAGGTAATAGTGAGTTAATAAATTCAGTTCCGTTGATTCTCATATCAATCAATCTCTTCAAAGGTATCGTTCGGTATGCACCCTTCTTTGTATCCCATACAATAGCATTCTTTCTTGCTCTTGCATCATACTTCAAAGTGCCACCCTTCAAACCTTTGGTTACACCAGTGCGACACACCATCTTTCGAGTCGTGCCATCTTTCTTGATGAATGTAACCGAGAAGAATCTTCCCTTACTTAAATCAATCTCCTTCTGTAATCTGTCGCACCACACATCTTGTGGTATCATAACTTTGTTCATAATTTTGTAGTTTAAATTTGTAACTGACACCAATCATAAGATTGGCTCATTGAAATCTTCTCCGTAGTATTCTTGGGTACAGAATCTACTGCATAGTTTGTTCCCTCGTTCCACTTGCTCATCCGTAAGTTCTTCATCACACCACTTGCAAGTTGGATTAGATACCTCATCTCTTGAGTCATCCGTAGGTCGGTGGTAAAGTGAATCAATAAAACTTGCGAATCCTTGTAAATCATTATCATTCATAGTAGTAAATTTTAGTTTGTAACTGACCCCTCCAAAGGAGGGTAAATGCATTACACATTTGATGGTTGAAGGATGTACTCACAAGCTACCTCGTGATACTCGATAGTACCCTCGAAAGTTCTGATTCTGTTCTTATCTACTGAAATGTATCCAGTATCTTCAGAATCATCCCCTTGCCAATACATAATCCCTTCTGCGTAGATAGGAGAATCCTTACTACACTCGATTAAAAACTTGATGAAGTGTTTTATCCATCCGATACCTTCGTATGTCTTCTCGGTTTCATTCCAAGAAAACAAACCTTTGTTGTCGTGGTTACTGACTTCAAAGTTACACCATATCGAAGGAAATTCTCTTCTTTGGTCATTGTAGCCATATTGACTATCGTGCCTTTCTCGAGTCATTTCATTCCAAGTATCTAATTCAATTCTTGTGAATGGTCTGCTTGTTGCAAGTACACCATTCCATTCGGTATTATAACCCATAATTTTGTAGTTTTAATTATTCGTAACTGACAGAGGGCATTGCCCTCTTACTTTACACTAAATCTCCATTCTCATCAAAATCTCCCATAACAAATTCTGTTGGCATTGTGAAAAACTTGATTGCATCTAAATCTTTAGATGGTATTTCATCAAACATCAAGTTACCAATCAGAGTCATTGTATTAAATTCAAGATTCAAAGGTGATAGTATCTCTCTCAATTTAGAGTAGTATTTCAATGATAATCTACACCACACATCTTCCTTATCATATTCGGTAGGATTGTCATATGCATTGATGCGTTCTTTGTACTCATTTCTGTACTCGGTTACAAGAGATAATACTCTTGCTTTCATTCCTATTGTCATTGTAGTAAAAATTGGTTTGTAACTGACAAGAGTCTATTTAGACTCTTCTTCACTTTCAATGATAAACTTCTCCATAAAGTAGAAGAATGTACCGAAGATTGAAAGCATAATGATAATTTCAAGTATGTAAGCTAACATAATTTTGTAGTGTTTAGTTGTAACTGACAAGAGGTTATTCAACCTCTTCATCTTTGGGTAGTTTGTCCCAATTTACTGCATCATCAATCGATTGAATAAGCAGTTGTTGATTCTCTTCTGTTATGAGCATTTCTGCTTGAAATACACTATCTACATTAGAGAAGGTAGTGTGTTTTTGCTCTCCAATGAAAGTATGTAATGTACCTTCATTATCAATAAAATAACTTGTAATCATTGTAGTAAATTTAATTGTTTGTAACTAACACTCTCTGATTACAGAGAGTTATAAAGGTTAATAATGTATTCTAATTCTTGTTCAAGGTTAATCAAGTCATCCTCTGTTACTCGTTCGCCCAGCAACCATCTGTTCTCGTGTAATGCCCAAGTGACATCTCCGATATGATTCTCTACTTGTTTCTTGTTCCTTGTTAAGAATGATTTCTTAGATGAGGTAGTCTTGTATTTAGCAATCTCCTCTTGATAAAAATCTTTGTAAGTGTATTCTAACATTGTAGTAAATATTGGTTTGTAACTGACACAGATACATTCTCAAGTGTATCTGTCGTTTGTGTTTCGACCATCTAAGGTAGGTGCTTGAACACCCTCCAGAGTTTATACTCTCTGGCATCATCAGAGTTACCTAAGCTACTTAAGGTAGCTAATCTGTACTACATTTCCCATTGACTGATGTTTCTGGTGTGCTTCTATCTGATTCGATTGCTCTGTATCTTCCTATGCTCTATCGCCCACCAAACTAAGAGATTTCACATCTGTATCATTGTTTGCTACGATAGTAGGTAAGATAGCCATTAGGCATCACCATAATTGTCAGTCTGTCAAAGAACATATCCCAAACTCGTTCGTTCAAGAATTGTTCAAAAATAGTCTAAATATCTTACATATCAACTATAAAATTAAAAAAGTTTTATGCGAAGTTTACTCTTTGTTCAAATCTCTGTCAGTCAATGAGTTACAAGTCAAATTTGGGTGTAAAATGTATGGAATTTGGGTGATTGCTGGGTGATTATACGACACCTCTGTGTCTGTAAAACGTCAGATTTTGTCTGACCTTCCCTCCAAACGTTCACTTTTGGGTCGTATCAGAGGGGAAACCCTACCCAAGTGAGAGAGTTTACCGAGTCAAACCGAGTAACCGAGTAACACATAGGTAGTAGCTTCGGCAGATACTACCGAGCCACATCAGATGCCATAGCAAAAAGCTAAAATGTTTGTAGTGTGCGAGTCAAACATCGACCCCCCCTCAAAAAAAAAATCAGTTTCCGTACAGACGATGTGTGTGTATACGCTATAATAACCCTCAACCCCCAGGTATCTAATATTTTTTATTACCTTTGTAAAAAAGAAAACATGAAGAGTTACAAGAAACAAATAGATATGGGTCTTTCAATCGAGGGAGGTAGACTAATCAACGAGAGACCAGATGGTATGACAGGCATTCAGCTTGCTGCCAAAATGAAAAGAGCTCGCAAGCGTATGGATAAAGTTGATATGATTGCAGAAGGAAATGAGATGGCTCGTATGCGTAGAGATATGCGAGACATGTTTAAGAAATAAAGAAAACAATTTTCCCAATTGTTCTGTTTTGATTAGTTGTTGAATAGGGGGTCTTCGTTCTGAAGATCCTCTTTTCTTTTATATATGTTAAAGTTCGACATTCTTCTGTCGATTTATTTTTAGTTCGACAGGATATAACTCTTTAGTTTTCAGTTACTTATATTATTTTATGTCGAAATGTCGAAAAAGATACCAAAATATTACACAGTAAAAACAACTTACGATAGTATATATATATTATATGTAAGAGTTTACTAAACTCGACATACCAACATTTAAGTATATATTATTTTTTTTATATATTTGCCTCATACTAATTCAATTAAATTAAACCAAAATGGAAACACAAGGAGGGGGATACATCCCTAAAGACTTATCGTTCGATGAGGAAGCAAGAGCTAAGTTAATTAGCGGCATCAAGAAAATTTCAAAAGCAGTTAAGAGTACATTAGGACCAAGAGGTAGTACAGTTATTGTAGAGTCACCTGAACACACAAGGGGTATGACTGTTACAAAGGACGGTGTTACTGTTGCGAGTTCTATATTCTTAATGGACCCAATCGAGAACCTTGCGGTTCGTATGATGAAGCAAGCGTCTGAAGAGACAGCGACCAATGCTGGTGATGGTACAACTACAGCTATTGTCTTGACTGAAGCTTTGGTTGAAGCTGGTATGAAGTGGATCAAACCACATCACAATGTGGCTGAGGTGTTGAAGGACATCAACAAGCATGCTGAAGAGATTGGTAAGTTCTTAAAAAAGGAAAGGTCTAAGAAGTTAAACAAGTCCAGGCTACTTGATGTTGCTACCATATCTGCTAACAACGATAAGGAGATAGGTAAGATTATTGCTGACGCATATAACTCTGTTGGGAAGGATGGGATTGTAACAGTTGAGCGATCTCAAACTGAGAAGACATATTCTGAGATAACTCACGGTATAAAGATTGACAGAGGTTACTCATCTCCAATGTTCATCAACAACCACAAGAAGGATGAGTGCATCATGGACAATGTCAAAGTATTAGTGGCTGACCAGGACATATCTAATATATTACAGATTGAGAATATATTAAAACCAATCATCAACGCACAAGAGAAACTACTTATCATTGGATCACTAAGTGACAATGTGGTGAATACCCTTGCGGCTAATGTGGTTCGTAATGGTTTAAAGTTCTGTCACATCCCTGTGCCATCGTTTGGTTACAGAACCCATGAGCTTATGCAAGACATTGCACTTGCTATTGGAGCTAAGTGTTTTTCTGAGAAGACAGGAGACGACCTATCTCTTGTTAGAATGGAAGACTTAGGATTGGCTGACAAGGTTATTGTTGGTAAAGACAATACTGTTATTATTAAAGACAACCAAGTAACTGACGAGATTACTAAACGAGTTGAAGAGCTGCGTGAGCAACAGAAGAATAAAACATTCACCAAGGCAGAGCGTGACTTTGTTAACGAGCGTATTGCTTCTTTGGTTGGAGGTATCGGCTGTATATATGTTGGAGGTAATTCTGATATAGAGCAAAAAGAAAAATTTGACCGAGTCGATGACTCGGTATGTGCAGTGCGTTCCGCACTACAAGAAGGGATCATCCCTGGAGGAGGTTTAGCATTATATGATTGTTCATTTGATTTTGAACCAAAAGAAGAGTACAATGAAAAGTATGATGAAGAACAGTGTGCTAAACTAATAATGAGAGATGCTCTTCAAGCACCAATGAAACAAATACTTTGTAACGCTGGTAAAGATGTTGATGATGTTATGCATGCTGATCTTATACAGGACGAAGGGTTTGATGTAAAGAAAGGTAAGTACGGTGATATGTTTAAGATGGGTATTGTAGACCCAGTTAAAGTAACTCGTAACGCATTATTAAATGCAGCCAGTGTTGCTACAACTATTCTTTCTACTAACGCTATTGTAACACACGCCAGACAATGAGAGACTTTGAATTAAGTATAGGGTTCTACCCAGGCATCTTGTTTGGGTTTAGAACCTACCCAGGTTATGATGCAGAACAAAACCCAGTAAACTCACATGTGTTATACTTACCATTTATAAGTGTGGGTATTGAATTTTATAAAGAAGAACAATGAAACCAATAGGAAAATATATTGTAATACAACCAATCGAAGAGCAGTTAACTTCTGACTCTGGATTAATATTAACATCATCTGACGCTTCTAACTTCAGATATAAGAAGGGTGAGGTTGTTAAACCAGGAACAGATGTTTCTGTTATTAGTGCTGGTGATTTAATATACTACGATGGATCTGCAGGCCACACCATGTTTATAAAGGATACTGTATATACAGTTATTCTGGAGAGAGATGTCGTTGTTGTTTTATAAACTCATTCATCTCTTTTATCATCTTACGCTGCATCTTATCCATATAGGATGCGTCTAATCTAAATAAGGGGTTGATGTTAGGAGACTCTCCTACCTCTTCCCCGTTTAGTTTTCTATATACTGTTCTAACTAAACTCTTTCCTTTATAAGATAGTTCGTAGAGAGTTGCGTTCTTACCAGATCTTCTTCTGAAAACTTGAAGCCAGCCATCACGCAATAAGTTATTGAATCGTTTAGTATCCCAAGACATTATTGTTTCAAACTCTTGAAACCTTGACTTAGTGAACATTTGTTCACTATATAAGAATAGAAGTAACTCAAGCTCAGGCGTTCCGATATTATACTTAGCTTTCACCCAATACCTGATTACCCTCCAGTATTTTAGGTAATCACTCATTAAATTTAATTTGTATCTTTGTGTTTACAAATATAGTTATTATGCCAAGTAAAACAAAACAATCTACAGCTGCTCTGAGACCAATGACAAAATCAGAGAAGTTGGCTATGAAAGGAAATCAAGGTAGCGCCCCTTCACCAGTGAAGACTTTATCTACAATATATAAAGGAGCTAAAAGACTATACAACAAAGCACATGCTGCTGCTCACACAAGTAAATATAAACCAGAGTAATGTTAAGCGGAGAAGAAAGAAAAAAGAAAAGAGAAGCTAAGAGAGCTGCTCGAAGAGTAAGAAAGTTTCAGAAGTCTACACCAGGGAAAGACAAGGTGAAGAAGGCTGTTAAAACTTTCTTTGGTAAATTATCAAGACATGGCGGAGATTGGACGTAGTAAATATTATTATGATTATTTTAGAAATATGAGTGAAGAACAAATAAAACACCATTGCGGCAGACCTACATGCGAGAAAGAGTTCTGCATTTGCTGCAAAGGTTTAGCAGAGTGCCCTAACGAAGTATGTGAGTGCATAGACAATGATGGGCCTGGTCCAACTTTAGAAGCTTGGAGAGATAGTTTAGATAATATCAAATCTGATGAACAGAATGGGTTTGATGCTTGGATAGAGGATCTTGAAGACGAAGATGTTCTAAGAAAAGAAAACTGTATGGTTGAAGAAGGTGAGTGTCATTCAGATCAAATATGTGATTGCTAATGGCAGGTAGAACTAAAAAGAAAGGAAACAAAATTTGTCCTGCAGGTATAGCCTGGGCTAAGAGAACTTTTGATAAGTATCCTTCAGCTTATGCTAATCTTGCAGCATCTAAGTATTGCAAAGACCCTAACTACGCTAAGAAATCAAAAGGTAAAAAGTAATGGCTAAAAAAGATTACAACAGTATAGGTTTTAAAAATAAAGATATAGATAGAATATCTAATGACCCCCCTTCAACTAAAAGCGATACTATAACGGTAAGTTCTACTGATCAAGCACTTGCTAAAAAAAAGCTTATAAGAAAGTTTAATAATAGAATGCCTAAAGGGGCTAAACTAACAAAGAAGGGTGATAAGTATATTTACACTGTCATAAAACCAAAGTAATGGGAGAACTTAAGAAGTGGCTAAAACAAAAGTGGGTACGCATAGGGACAGATGGATCTATACTTGGTGAATGTGGTACAAGCAAGAACAAGAAGAATCCAGACAGATGTTTACCTTTAGCTAAAGCTAAAAGATTAAGTAAGGCTCAAAGAGCTGCTACAGCTAAAAAGAAAAAGAAATCAGGGGGAAAGAAACAATTTGTAAGTAACACATCAGCCGCAAAGGTTAGTTTTAAAAATAAAGCATAGATGAACAAGAAAGACTACAACAGTATAGGTTTTAAAAACAAAGACATAGATAAGCTTACTGACAAGCAAAAGAAGATTGCTAAAGCTGCGCCTCCTTATAATAAAATAACAGGAGCAGACTTTAAAGCTTTAAAGAATAAAAAGTAATGGCCAGAGTCAGTAAGAAAAATATGAAGTGCAATGTTGTTCGCTCCAGCACCAGACCTGGTAAGAAGCGAATGGTAAAAGCATGTGAGAATGGTCGAGAAAAGATTATACACTTTGGAGCCAAAGGGTATGGTCATAATTATTCCGCAGCTGCACGCAAATCTTTTAGAGCAAGACATAAGTGTGGATCGGCTAAGTCAAAACTAACAGCAAGGTATTGGGCGTGTAAAAATCTATGGGCTGGTAAGGGAGGATCTACCAAGAGCTCTCCTAAAAGTAGAAAAGGAAAATATTAGTATATTTGTAAAAATTTAAAACGATGCCAACAGTAAGTTATAAATGCCCTGATTCGGGCAAGATGAAAAAGAAAACCTTTCCCTATAACGCTATAGGCAAGGCTCAGGCTCAACAATTTGCTGGCGCAATGAAAGGTAAAGTAAAAAATAACCCAGGATATGGAATGGAGAAATCCATGAAATCTTCTTATTAATTATATTATGAAAAAGCAAGGATACAACGCTCGATTGGATGAATCAATGGGAGCACGTAACGGAAAGAAATCTCAATCTATGAAAGATCGTAGAGATGAGTCAAAAGCAATGTCTAAGAAAATGTACGGTCACTCATACGGTGCTGACAAAGGAATGTCTTACAGACACTCTTCTTCTTGGAAGACGCACGACCACTTAAAGTAATGGCTGGTCGTACAAAGAAAGGCAAGTTCCCAGCTATTAAAAAATCTAATGAAGGGAAGTTTACTTCATGGGTTGAAAAAAATATGAAGGGAATGTCTACTTGTGAAGCAGCTTCTAAGATAATGAAGAAGACTGACAAGTATTCTGAAAACGTAGTTAAGATGGCCAACTACGCTAAAAACTTTGGCTGTAAAAGAAAATAAATGAAAAGAACTAAGTCAAGAGGATTAGGTGATACTGTAGAGAAGTTTACAAAAGCTACAGGTATAAAAACCGTTGTCGACAAAGTATCTAAAGCTGCAGGTAAAGATTGTGGTTGTGGTGCAAGGCGTGACACGTTAAACCGAATGTTCCCTTACGATAGAAAATAAAAAATTATGGCGTATCAAAAATTACAAGTAAGAGATGGTTTAGATGTTATACCAAGTGCTACCATTCCTATTCCAGATCCCTCAACTGAGGTTTTATCAGGAACAGCTGACTTTAGCGTGGCAGGTACATTAACTGATGTAGGAACAACATTCCTATCAGCAGGTATTCAAAACAATGCAATTGTATATAATACCACAGCTAATATTGCATACTTTGTGACAGAAGTTACGGATAATTTAAACTTAGCCTTATCTCCATCTTCTGCAGGAGGTGCGGCAGATAATTATGTTATCTATAACGCTTCAACCGAAGGATGTATTTTATATGTAGGAGGAACAGGAAATCTTACTGCTGTTATGGCAACCGATAAAGATGTTGCTGCTGCAAGTCAGAAAGAGTTAACCTTCCAAAACCTACCTGACGCATCATTCTTACCTATACAGGTTTGTCGTGTAGACGATACAACTACAGCTACTAACATTATAGCATTATTCTAATATGTCTACAGGAATCGGTGTAGGCATATCTGGAAATGTATTTCAGACTAAAGCTGGATTAGGAGGTTCTGCTCCACCACCAGCAGTTTGTCCTACTACATATTCATGTTCGTATGATGGATCTACAGAGTTTCAGCAAGGATCAGGTGTACCTGGATTCGGTACATCAGACTTTTCAATATCTTTTTGGATTAAAACACCAGACCCTTCAGGAGCTGGCGTAAATCAAAGAGTTATTGGTAAGTTTAGTGGAACAACACAGTGGAGTATATATTACAATCAATCCACCGCTAAGTTTCAGTGGGTAAGTTCAGGAACAGGAATAACCTGGAATGATGGTTATCCTTACGCCCCAACAGCAAATCAGTGGGACCACATTGTGTATTCAGTAGATAGAAGTGGTAATGCAGTTTGGTATGCCAATGGAGGAACACCAAACGCCCTTGATGTTTCTACTTCAACTGTAGACTTTGGTACTGACGGTCTTCTTTATGTTGGTAGAAATGCTTCTGGTCAGTATTTTCAAGGAAACATTACAGAAGTTTCTATGTGGAACAAAGCACTTAGCGCTGCAGAGGTCTTAGAACTTTATAACAATATGTCTGGAAATGAATATTGTTTAGGTGATTTAAGCATGGGTGCCAACCTAACTAACTGGTGGAGAATGTTTAATCCTTCAGGAACTTATGTTGATCCTATTCCAAACGCAGCTTCTGGAGGAACAATAACACTTACTAATAATAACATGGATGCTACTAATGTGTCCACTGAGGTACCTTAAAATATATATTATGGCAATAGCATACGTAGTAGCACCAGACACAGCTATGAGAACTTTGGATTTTTCTTGGGTAAAAGAAACAGACTGGGATACAGCCAGATGGGCAACAGACAGAAGGTCAGCTATAATTCATTGGGAGTCTACCACACAAGATCCTAACCTAACAGCTTGGTTGAGAGACAATAGAATAGATAGAAACTTAGTTGACAAAGATTTTATAAACAACTACACCAGGGTTAGTGATAAAAGCGCCTGGGTTAATCAGCCATCACCACCGCCACGACCTTAATTTTTTTTATTAACTTTGCGGTTATGAATTGGATACAGACAGCAACATGGGAAGGAGAGATCAGATGGGTCTCAAATAACACCTAAACAAATGCACACAGAAGTGAAAGATACAGCAGCAGTAGTAGGAGCCAACGCAGGAGCCTTTGGAATAACATTAGCCAACATCAACGAAGTCTTAACATTTATATCTCTTGCATTAGCTATTGCATATACCGCAGTCAAGCTGTATAGAATGTATAAAAAATAAATTTTGGAATTAGAAGTATTACGATTTAGTTCAGAAGCAGACTCAACACACGGTCTGCTTTTTGAGTTAACAGATGTAGGTAAAAGATTTTTATGTTATACTTTGGAAGACGAAGCTCGTGTTCTAAAAGTGAGAGGAGAAACCAGAATACCTGCTGGCACGTATAAAATAGAACTAAGAAAAGAAGGAGGATTTCATGCAAGATATGATAAAAAATATCCTGGTATACACCGTGGTATGCTTCACATTACTGATGTCCCTGGGTTTGAGTATATTCTTATTCATACTGGGAATACTGACGAACATACTTCAGGCTGTCTTATCGTGGGCGATGTCCAGGAAAATAATCAAATATTCAGAGATGGATTCGTGGGGAAAAGTGTTAATGCGTATAAGAGGATTTATCCAGCTATTGCAAAGGCAATAGAGAATGGAGAAGAAGTAACAATTAAATATACTGATTATGATAAACAAATTATTAGGGGGCCTTTTCGGTAAGGTGGTTGAGAATGCTGAGGGCATTCTTGATGAAGTTATTACTACTGACGAAGAAAGAGAGAAGGTCAAGTTAGAGTTAAAAAAGATAATACTTGAAGCGGAGCGTGAAGCATTTGCTAAAGAAGTAGAAGATAGAAAAGACGCACGATCTTTGTACAAAGACGATGCTTTTATTCAAAAGATATTAGCTGGTCTTTTCACTATAGCTTACTTTGTTTTGACATATATAATGTTTCAGTATTTTGTTTTACATACTGTTGTTTTGACAGAGTATGAGATAGGTTTTATATCTACAACCTTTGGAGCTATGTCAGCAAAAGTCAATACTATTATAGATTTCTTTTTTGGAGGGTCAAGTAAAAAATCAGAGTAGTGCATTTTATAAATGAAGAGGATAGTAAGTCGGTTTCAGACTGGATTATTAAAAACTTAGATTGGATAAAAGATCAGCCTGATTCTACTCCTTCTGGACACAAAGGAGTTTTGCATGGTTTATTTGATATTAATCAACCATACATGCAGGATGTTTTAGAGAAAGTTGACTTTCCTTTTGAATCCATGGAAAGGATAGATAAAGAAATGAAAAGCTTCTACAAAATTCCTGAAGACTCTATGTTTGGGACTCTTGGATGGATGTTTGTTTATGCTGAAGAAGGGTATACTTGTAAGTGGCATAAAGACTCTTGTGATTGTGATGAAGATGGTATGACTCACATTAGGCTTAATGTTTTGATTAGCAAGCCTGAAGAAGGGGGAAATCCTCTATGGAGAGATGAAGAAGGAAAAGAATGGACTCAAGAGGTTTCTAAAAACGAGTCATGGATTTCTCTTTCAGGTAAATACGAACACTCTACCACCACAACCAAAGGGAAAACGCCAAGGATACTACTGTCTTTAGGCTATAATGTTTCGAAGAAATTGGTTGAATAAATTTCTTATCTTTGCAATAATTATTAATCAATTAATTTTAATACAATGTCAAAATTATCAAAAAAGGAACTTGAGACTATTCAAGAGCTTAACACTGAGTTTAATAAGATCAAGGTTCAATTAGGAGATCTTGCTCTTCAAAAGCATGGATTATGTTTGAGAGTAGAGAAAATCAAATCTGAGTTCTCTGAAAATGAGAAGGCCTTAGCTGAAAAGTATGGAGCTGATGCTGTTATCAATTTAGAGACTGGAGAAGTAACTAAAAAAGAAGTTGAAGAAGTAACACAAGACTAATGGCAAAAATTGCAAACCAAACAGCTTACCCTATTATCACCCCTACAATTCGTGACTATTTTATAGTTACAGATGTTGAGGATAATAATAACACTAAGAATGTAAGCATTGGTTCTTTGCAGGGGTTTATGGGGTCTCAACCTCCAGTGGAAATAATATTAACAGGGGCTCAGATACAAAATCTACAAGGAGCTCCTGTTATTATTAATGTAGACAATCCGTCCAACTCTTTGGTTGTTCCAGTTAGTTGTGCTTTTTACTACACTGCCACCAGTGAACCTTTTAATTTCGCAGCACCAACTAAGATTAAAATAGCCAATGAAAACTATAGCGGCTTATTATCAACATATTTCGAGACGGATGCTACCTTCTTAAACACTGTTGTTTCTTCTTTAATAAGCCCTGTTAATACTTGGGGCCTTTCACCTCAAACATTTCCTTTAGCAACACCAGGTACTAATCTGGTAGTATTTGCAGACAGTGTATCAACACAAGGAACAGGGACTTTAAAAATAAGCATTCAGTATAGACTGGTTGCTACAACATAAAAATAAGAGATGGCAAAAATTGAAAATACTACCGTATACCCCACGGTAACACCTTCAGCAGAAGACTTACTAATAGCAACTGATGTTAGTAATAATAATGAAACGGTTACTTTTTTAGTAAGTGATCTTCTTGGACAGTCTACACTTCAGGGTTTACAGTCAGTATTAGATGTAAATAACACCGCCATTCAAAACATGAATCTTACTGGGAATGCTACCTTTAACGGTACTATAATCCCAACAACAATCACCGCTGGTGGTGGTGTAGGATTAGCAGGTCAAGTATTAACTTCTACTGGAATTGGATTACAGTGGTCTAACGTTGCTCTAAATCAAAATTTACAACAAACATTAGATAATGGCAATAGTGCCACTGGTGTCAACATGGATATTGATGCTGGGGTTATTAATGTTACTAACGGTGGAGTTGTTTTAGATAACGCTTCTTATTTAACAGTTGGTGGAGTTTCAAATTTAAACAGTGATGTTAATCTATCCACAACATTAAACTTTGCAGCAACAACCACTCTTAACGATTCTACGGGAGCTGTTGGTACACCAGGGCAAGTTCTTACTGTAGATGCAGCTGGAACTGGCGTTGTATGGTCGAGTGCAGCTGGAACAATACCTACTTGGCAACAAGTATTAAACGCTGGAAATACAGCTAATAATATTGGTGTTGTAATGACTGGTAACGGAAACTTTAGCACGTCATCAACTAACACTATGACATTAGGATCCGCTAATACATATAGTGGTACAAACACATTTAATTCAACAGTTGAGATAAACGGAACACTGGAAGATGGAGCAGGAAACTTTGGTACTGCTGGTCAAATACTTGCTGTTAACTCAGCTGGAACTGGTGTAGAGTGGGTTAATGCGGCATCATCCACATCCCCTACTTTACAGATAGTTTTAGATAATGGAAATACCGCAGTTCAAAATATTAATCTAACGGGGACGATTGATCTTACTGGGAGTCTTTACTTCCAATCTGCAAGCACTATAAACGCTGGCGGTACAGTAGGAACAAATGGTCAGGTTTTAACATCTACAGGCGGAGGTCTTACATGGAGTAATGTGTCTGTTAATCCAACTTTAAATGATGTGTTAACTAACGGAAACACTTCAGCACAAAGTATAGTTCTAACAGGTTCTTCAACCATAACAGTGCCAACCCTTATACCAACTTACATTCAAGATAATAGTGGAGCAACGGGTTCTTCAGGACAAGTTCTTTCTGTTAACTCTGGAGGTCTTTTAGAATGGACTTCAGTTTCAGGATCTTCTGTAACATCTGTTACAGCGGTTGCAGGAGCAACATCCACAGGTAATCCACTTACTATATCTCCAACAACAGGTCTTGTAACTGTAGCTTCCAATGCTTATGGAGGTGCGGCAAATGTAGGTCACGTACCTTCTGGAGGTCTTGTAGGACAATATTTAGATGGTACTGGAGCTTGGGTTAACATCCCTTCTGGTGGAGGAACGATGAGCAGCTTTGATATTACAGATGGAGCAGCAAACACTCAAACCATAAATGACGGAAATACAATAAGTTTCTTAGTTGGAACTCCAGCGTTTAGTGCAGGAACAGGACTTACAGCTACTGTATCAGCTACAGATACGCTAACTCTTGTAAACACGGGTATTACAAACATAACAGGTTCAGCTGACATATCAGTTACTATTGGTGCTGATGGACAAGCTGCCTTAAGTTTTACTGGTGGCGGAGGAAGTATGAGTAGCTGGAATATAGGTGACAACTCAAGCACATCATCTATAACTAATGGAGATACCGTAAATATAATAGGTGGAACAGGAATTACATCTACTTTATCTGGTGATGATATAACCTTAAGCACAGCTGCTGTTCTTACAGAGGCAGTAGCTACAGGAGTATCTACAGGAAATCCTTTGGCCGCTTCAATAACTACAAACAACCTTCAGCTTACATCTTTTTCTTATGCTGGAGGATCTAATGTTGGTTATGTTCCAACAGGTGGAACTGCAGGTACTGTTCTTGCTGGAGATGGAACATGGGTTGCTAACGAAGCTGGATTAGCATCTTTTAATATTGCTGGCGACACTGGAAGCGATATTGTAAACGAAACAGACAACACACTTAGTATATTAGGAACAGCTCCTATCAGCACTGCTGTTACAGCAACAAACAATGTCACTGTATCTCACGATACATCAGGCGTTGTAGCTGCAGCTTACAGTTACCCAAGCTCAGTTACAGTTACAGCTGAGGGACACGTTAGCGCTATTACTGCTGGAACAGCTCCTGGGACAATGTCCGATTGGAAGCTTGGAGCATCAAGTCCTTCTGCAACTTACGCTAATATACAAGATGGAAATTATGTTTTATTTGCGGAAGGAGCAGGTATAACAACTGTAAGATCAGGTACTGGTTCATCATTTGATCCCGACCAAATATTAATAACCAATACTGGTGTTCTTGATATTACTGGAGGTAGTGGAATAAGCGCCTCTGCATCAACAGGAAGTGTCACACTTACTAATGACGGAGTGTTATCTTTAACCACTACAGACGGAACATATATAGATTTAACGCCTGACGCAGCTACTTCAGGTGCTGTTGTAGTTACTGCTGATCTTTCAGCTACTGGTACTGCTGACGCTACTACATTCTTAAGAGGAGACAATACATGGGCTACGCCAACACTTGCTGGAAATGTAGTTAATACTATAACATCTTCAGATGGAAACATTACGGTAACAGGTGACGGTGGTGGACCATTCACAGGAGATATAACACTGACATATAGTGGACCAACAGGGACTATGAGCTCGTGGGACTTAAACACCGACAGTGGAGGTCCAAACACAACAATATCCAATGGAGCATTAGTTCAAGTGTTAGGTGGAACTGGTATTACAACATCCCATGCAGCTGCTACTGTAACCATTGAAAATGATGGGGTTTTAGATTTAACAGCTATTGGAGCTGGTATATCAGTAAGTGCAAACACTGGATCTATAAATATATCAAACACTGGTGTAACAAGTCTATCAGCTGGCGCTGGAATATCTTTAGACGCAAGCACTGGAGCTGTACAGATTAGCGCTACTGGTGGCGGAGGAGCAATGTCTTCTTGGAATTTAACTGCTGACTCTGGAGGAACACAAAGCATTACTGACGCAGAGTATGTAAGTATAGAGGGCGGAACCAATATAAGCACTAACCTTTCTGGTACTGGTACCCTTGGAGATCCTTATGTTATAGAAATAAATTCAACAAGTGTTATATCAGGAACACTAAACTATATAGCTAAATTTACTGGAGCAACAACAGTTGGCAATAGTAAAATGTTTGACAATGGAGTTTCTGCCGAACCTATAGGTATAGCTACTAATGACGTAAGTAGAGCGGGTTATGGAATTTCTATGGGTGAAAATATGTTTGGTATTGAGATGGATCTCGCTACTGGTACTTCGTTTGTTGTTTTACAAAAAAATGCTACATCTGATTTATATAATAATAAATTTGGTCTTAATAATATATTAATAGCACCTGAAGGGTTGCTCACTGCGAACCCAACAGTACCTGGAGAGTTTGCATACAATGTTGTTATAGGAAGCGAGGTAGCTCAAACTATGACTACCGAAACAGATAATGTAATTATCGGATATAGAGCTGGCTGCGGTACTAACGGTACTCAGTATGGTAGTGTTATTATAGGCTCAAGAGCTGCGGAGAATGCAAACTTTGGCGCTGGGCTAAACTCTACAGCCAGCGTTGTTATAGGTCGTGGAGCTGCTCAGAATGCTACTGGAGGTAACAAACAAGGATTTATTGTTATAGGTGATCAAGCCTGTAATTCAGGAGTAGGTGAAGGCGCTGTTGTTATTGGAACAAACGCTGCCGCAACAAGTGGAGACACAGCTTCATCTGTTATAATAGGAGACAATAACCTCGCCACTTTTACTGGATCTGCTCAAAATAGTGTTGTAATAGGTACTGAGAATCAAAATACAGGAGGATCTGGGACAGCTATCAGTTGTATAATTATTGGTACGAATAACGATAGTTATTACTCAGACTCTTTATTGTTAGGACAAGATGTAGTAAATAACGCAGGAGCTGGAACTGTTCATATAGGTTCTTCGGGACATAATTTAGGTTCTGTAAATACTCAAACAAACACCTCTTCAAAATATTGGGAAGTCTTTATAAATGGACAGCCTCAGAAAATACTATTAGCATAATAAAATGGAAATTAAATTAAACGAAAATCAAATCAATCAAATCAACAAATTATTACAAAGCCTACCGATAAGTCATTTAGAAATAGTTCAAGAGATTAGTGCTATAATGAATCAGGCCATTGTTGATAATAAAAAATAAAATACAATGGATATTAGAAAGATTTCTATTGGCGCTGACTACAAGGACAACGCCATGCACTACATAGTTGGTCAAGATGTTTTAGGAGGAAAGTATAAGATACACTTGATTCAAGCAAAAGAAAGCGGATACAAGATTTGGATTATAAAAGATGAGGCGGTATATTTGTGGAAAGAGTTTTTGTATACTCTTCCAATATCTGTTGAATTTAATATAAACTTCTAATGAAATCCCCATATCAATTTATCGTCAAGCCTGTTAAAGGTAAACGATACGACAACACTAAAGAAATAGGAGATGTTGACTTTATTGTAAGTTCATCTCAAGAGGATCACAAAGTTTCAAATAGATTTGCTGAGGTTGTTTCAACACCCATTATGTATACAGGACCTATCAGTCCTGGAGATATTTTACTGGTTCACCATAATGTATTTAAGTTTTACTACGATATGTATGGTAGGCAAAAAAGCGGAAGAAGTTATTTTAAAGATGACTTATTCTTTATAGATTACGATCAGTTCTTTTTGTTTCACAATGGAGAAAAGTGGAGTGCTCATGGAAAGTATTGTTTTATTAAACCTGTAGAAACTAAAGAATCGTTTTTATATAAGGGAACAAAAGAAGAACCACTTATGGGTGTGGTAAAATACATCAATCAAGAGTTGATAGACAAAGGAGTTAAGGAGGGAGACGAAATAAGTTTTGAGCCAGAAAGTGAATACGAGTTTACTGTAGATGGAGAGAAGTTGTATCGAATGTTTACTAACAATATTACAATGGTATTATGATATATACTCTTGATGATTTTGTAGATAAAGATCTTTTTCAGATAGCTGAAAATTATTTAAACGATGGTCCTTTTCAAAAGCATGTGTCTGGCGGAAAGGATTTTTATGTAAAAGAATCTCCTGTTGAGTTTGATGAATATGTATTAAACAAACTGTCTAACATTGAAGGAAAAAAGTTAGACAACATATTAAGCTTCTTTAGGGAGTCAACAGATGAGCTTGATGTTACTTGGAGAATACATTCAGACTTGAATATAAAAGGACAGAAGCCTGATAGAGCTTTAGTTTTGTATATGTCACCAAGAGAAAGAGAAGACCTTCATGGTACTGCTTTATGGGAACATGAAAGGTATGGAAGAGAGCTTCCAAAAGATATAACCAACGAAGAGTATGATCGTATGATAAGTATAGACGCAGAGAATCTGGATATGTGGAGACTTAGTTCTGTTATAGGTTATAATCAAAACAGATTGGTTTCATATCCCTCAAGCTACTTTCATAGTAAGTATCCTAATAAATCTTGGAAGGAAGGAAGAAGAGTTTATGTAATGTTTTATAAGTATGGACAGTAAAGAAATAAAATTAGAAATTATACAGGCAGGAGAAAAGGCTGTAAGACAGCTGGTAAAGGTTGCTAAAGAAAATATAATCAAACCAGATCCTGATGACGAGCTGGCTGCTGATAGATTAAAGAATGCAGCTGCAACTAAGAAGCTTTGTATATTTGATGCTTTTGAAATATTAAAAAGAATCGAAGAAGAGAAGGCGTTGTTAGAGGGAGGAACAATAGAGGTAAAGTCAAGTAAACCAAAGGGATTTGCAGAGTCAAGATCAAAATAATCTATATACAACATTAAAAGATGTTGTGCCAAAGGCTGTCGTTTCTAACAAAAATAGAGCGAAGTCTTGGAGGTATGGTTATGACCCGAAATATGATATTGTAGTAATATCTAAAAGCGGTGAGATCGGTGAGGTTATTAATGTAAATGGACTGAAGATTGCTTTACCTAAAGCGCCTAAAGAGGTGCACAAAATATCTTCTAAAAAACAAGAACAATACTGGGAGCCTTTTGAATATCCAAAAGAACTTTCAAGAATAAAATCTATATTCCAGTGGCACGAAACCCCAGATCAATTCAAGTCTAAATGGGTAGACTATATAGAACAAGAGTTTGATCGCAGGGAGTATGGTTTCTGGTTTATGAACAATGGCGTACCAACTTACATCACTGGTACGCATTATATGTATTTGCAATGGACTAAAATTGATGTGGGTCATCCTGACTTCAGAGAGGCGAATAGAATATTCTACATATTCTGGGAAGCCTGTAAGGCTGATAAAAGAAGTTTCGGAATGTGTTATCTTAAGATAAGGCGTTCTGGTTTTTCATTTATGAGTTCAAGTGAGGGTGTTAATATGGCTACTATTACTAAAGATGCCAGAATAGGAATACTTTCTAAAACAGGTTCAGATGCAAAAAAAATGTTCACAGACAAAGTTGTCCCAATATCAAACAACTATCCGTTCTTCTTTAAACCGATACAAGACGGTATGGACAAACCGAAAACAGAATTGGCATATCGTGTCCCAGCTTCAAAAATTACAAAGAAGAATATGTACGAGATCGAAGAGGCTGAGTTAGAGGGTTTGGATACAACTATAGACTGGAAGAACACTGGAGATAACAGTTATGACGGTGAAAAACTTAAACTACTACTTCACGATGAAAGTGGTAAATGGGAGAAGCCTGATAATATATTAAACAACTGGAGGGTAACTAAGACATGTTTGAGGTTAGGTAGAAAGGTTATAGGAAAGTGTATGATGGGTTCTACATCAAACGCTTTAGATAAAGGAGGTAATAACTTCAAGTCTTTATATATGGACTCTGATCCAACTAAACGTAACTCCAACGGACAAACTAAAAGCGGTCTGTATAATTTATTTATTCCAATGGAATGGAATATGGAAGGATTTATAGATAGGTATGGTGCTCCTGTTCTCAAGACACCTGAAGAGCCTGTGATTGGTATTGATGACGAATACATAGACATGGGGGCTATTGATTACTGGGAGAATGAAGTAGAGTCTTTAGCTCAAGACCCTGACGCTCTTAATGAATATTATAGACAGTTCCCAAGAACAGAGTCACACGCTTTTAGAGATGAAAGTAAACAATCTATATTCAACCTAACAAAGATATACCAACAGATAGATTACAATGATTCTATAAACCTTAAACACCATTTGACACGTGGTTCTTTTCATTGGAAAGATGGAATCAAAGACTCCGAGGTTATATGGACACCAAGGAAAGACGGTAGGTTCTTAGTTAGCTGGACTCCTGAAAAAGGAATGAGAAACAGAGTTCAAACAAGAAACGGTATTAAGTATCCAGGGAATGAGCATCTTGGTTCTTTTGGCTGTGACTCTTATGATATATCTGGAGTTGTTGTTGGTAAGGGTTCAAATGGAGCTTTACACGGAATGACTAAGTTTAATATGGATAACGCACCAAGTAATCACTTTTTCTTAGAATATATTGCAAGACCACAGACTGCAGAAATATTTTTTGAGGAAGTATTGATGGCTTTAGTTTTTTACGGTATGCCTATACTGTGTGAAAACAACAAGCCTCGTTTACTCTATCATTTAAAAAATAGAGGGTATAGAGGATACTCTATGAACAGACCAGATAAAACATATAACAAACTTTCTAAAACAGAAAGAGAATTAGGAGGTATACCTAACACATCGGAAGATGTAAAGCAGTCCCACGCAGCCGCAATAGAATCCTACATAGAGAAGCATGTGGGGATGGATTTTACAGAAGACTATAGGGATGCTGATGATATGGGCGAGATGTATTTTAACAGCACTTTACAAGATTGGGCTAAGTTTGATATAAGCAATAGAACTAAATTCGATGCAGCTATTAGTTCGGGTCTTGCGATAATGGCGAATCAAAAACACTTATATACACCTTCTAAACAAAAATCAAAAATAAGTATTAACTTTGCAAAATACGATAATAAGTCGAGCATTAGTAGAATAATTAATAGATGAAAGCAGTAACAGTAGAAGTAAATGCTGCTGCGTTTCCTGATCAATATGTTTCGGACGCTAAGAAGGCTACGAAAGAATATGGACTTCAGATAGGTCAGGCAATCCAGTATGAGTGGTTTAGAAGAAGCGGACAACAGTGTCGTTTCTATGACCAATGGAGAGAGTTCAACAGATTAAGATTATACGCAAGAGGCGAACAATCTGTTGCAAAGTATAAAGATGAGTTAGCTGTTGACGGAGATTTATCGTATCTAAACTTGGACTGGACACCAGTTCCAATCATCCCTAAATTTGTTGATATAGTTGTGAATGGAATGTCAGACAGATTGTTTGACGTTAAGTGCTTTGCTCAAGACGCAATGTCTGCTGAGAAAAGAAATCAGTTCCAGACTATGGTTGAAGGCAACATGATTGCTAAACCATTATTCCAGCAAATCGAAAAAGACTTTGGTATTAATGTGTTTGAGGTTGCAGAAGACCAGCTTCCAGAAAGTGATTTAGAGCTTGAGTTGTTTATGCAAATGAACTATAAGCCAGCTGTAGAGATTGCTGCAGAGCAGGCTATCAATACAATGCTTGAAGAGAATCATTACGAAGATGTTAGAAAAAGATGTGATATGGATATTACAACTTTAGGTCTTGGTATTGTAAAGCATGAGTTCCAAATGGGCGATGGCGTTAGGGTAAAGTATGTAGACCCTGCTAATGTTGTATACAGTTATACGGAAGACCCTCAGTTTAAAGATTGTTTTTATTGGGGTGAAATCAAAACAGTTCCAATGACGGAGCTTTTAAAAATAAACCCAGACCTTACGAATGATGACTTAGAGGAAATATCTAAGTATAGTCAGTCGTGGTATCAGTATTACAATGTACCACAATATAATAACAGTATGTTCTCAAGAGATACTGTTACCCTTATGTTCTTTAACTACAAGACAACTAACAAGTTTGTTTACAAAAAGAAAGAAGTTGGGGATGGAAGTTTTAGAGTTGTAGAAAAGGATGACCAGTTCAATCCTCCACAAGAGATGATGGACGAGGGTAAGTTCGAGAAAGTAGAGAAGACCATTGATGTTTGGTATGATGGCGTAATGGTTATGGGTACCAACTTTATTCTTAAGTGGGAGCTTATGAAGAATATGGTGAGACCAAACTCAGCTAATCAGTTTGCATTTCCTAACTATATAGCTACAGCTCCAAGAATGTATAAAGGTGTTCCTGAATCTTTGGTTAGAAGAATGGTTCCTTTTGCTGACTTAATACAAATGACACACCTAAAGATACAACAGGTGGTTTCACGAGTTGTTCCTGACGGTGTATTTATAGATGCTGATGGACTTAACGAGGTTGATCTCGGAGAGGGCGGAGCATACAATCCAGAAGATGCTTTACGACTTTACTTCCAGACTGGTAGTGTTGTTGGTAGAAGTTACACTCAGGATGGCGAGTTTAATAACGCCAGAGTTCCAATCACACAATTAACAGCTAATAGTGGTAATGGCAAAATGCAAATGCTTATATCTAATTACAACCACTATCTAAATATGATTAGATCGGTGACGGGTCTTAACGAGGCTCGTGATGGTTCTACTCCCGACCCCAACTCTTTAGTTGGTATACAAAAATTAGCTGCGTTAAATTCAAACACAGCCACAAGACATATATTAGAAGGCAGTCTTTATCTAACCAGAACTTTAGCAGAGTGCTTAGCTATAAGAACAGCTGATGTTTTAGAGTATGCAGACTTCAAAGATGAGTTTGCTATGCAAATTGGTAAATATAATATGGGTCTATTAGAGGATATAAAGAACTTATATCTGTATGACTTTGGTATATTTATAGAGGTTGCTCCAGATGAAGAAGAGAAACAAATGCTTGAGCAAAACATTCAGATGGCATTATCTCAAAAGGATATTAGTTTGGAGGATGCTATAGATATTAGAGAGTTGAAGAATATTAAAATGGCTAACCAACTCTTGAAAGTAAAAAGAAAGCAAAAGCAGGAGCAGGAGCAACAGCAGAAGGCTACTGAAATGCAGATGCAACAACAAAACAATATGCAGTCTCAACAAGCCGCAGCTCAGGCAGCTATGCAAAAGATGCAAGCTGAAGCTCAATCTAAGATACAGGTTAAGCAGGCTGAGATTGCTTTTGATATTGAGAAGCTTAAAAATGAAGCTGCATTAAAGCAGCAATTAATGCAGTTGGAGTTCCAGATGAATATGCAACTTCAAGGAATGACACAACAGCAGATGGATAAGAGAGAAGAAATGCGTGAAGATGGTAAGTCTAAAAGAATTAGTCAAGCCAACACGGAGCAATCTAAACTTATTCAGCAGAGAAAAAATAACACAGCTCCAATAAACTTTGAATCAAACGAGGATAGTTTAGATGGTTTTGATCTTGCGGAATTTAACCCAAGATAAGGTGTTTAAATAATGTTTAACTTTGTAAAAATTAAATTAAATGGAAATTAAAGTAAAAGCACTTGAAGGCGCTGAGCAAAAGTCAGTAGCTGAAGTAGAAGAAAAACTACTAAAAGAGCAAGAGGAAAAAACACAAGAAGCACCAGCAGTAGAGGAAACTCCTGTAGCAGAAGTGAAAACTGAAACTACAGAAACTGTACAACCGACAGAGGAAGTACAAGAAGCTGGTCTAAAAGATGAAGATGTTCTATCTTATATTAGAGATAGATACAATAAAGAGATTACATCTGTGGATGATTTGTTTACTCAGAAAGAGTCTAACGAGGAGCTTCCAGAAGATGTAAAAGCGTTCTTTGAATATAAAAGAGAGACAGGCAGAGGCATGGATGACTTCGTAAAGCTGCAAAGAAATTACGATGAAATGGATGCTTCTGACTTGCTAACTCAATATTACTCAGCTACTGAAGAAGGATTGGATGCTATAGACATTCAAGACATTATTGATGATAAGTTTGGGTATGATGAAGATCTTGATGATGAAAAAGACATTAAGAAAAAGAAGTTAGCACAAAAAAGAGAACTTGTAAAAGCGAAGAAGTTCTTTGAAGATCAGAAAGATAAATATAAAATTCCTCTTGAGTCAAGTGGGAGTGGGTTATCAGAAGATGTTCAGGAAGAAATGAATCGCTATAAGAGTTATATAGATGAGTCTAAAACTGCTAAAGAGCAAACCAAGAAAAGGTATGACTATTTCCTACAAAAAACCAATGAGGTTTTTAACGATGAGTTCAAAGGTTTTGAGTTCGAAGTCGGAGGAAGTAAAGTTATATTTAAACCTGGTGATTCGAAAGAATTAAAAAGCTTACAGTCTGATGTAAACAACTTTGTTGGAAAGTACATGGATAAGGAGACAGGCTTGATGAATGATCCGAAAGGATACCATAGAGCTATGGCTGCTGCCATGAATCCAGAGAAGTTTGCTCAGTTTTTTTACGAGCAAGGCGTTGCCGCTGCTGTTGACAATGTATCTAAGAAATCTAAGAACATTGATATGGTAAGGTCAGCACCTCAAACCGTAACTAAAAACGGAACAACAATCAGAGCTATAAGCCCTCAAAGTATGAATGGACTCAGAATTAAAAGTAAAAAGTAATTATTAAAAAATTTTAGAAAATGCCAGTACAAGCAATTCCAGGGTTCCAATTACAGCCTTCATCGGCTCAGGTCCCTACAGCAACAAACTACCTGACGACTTTCGATTTTTTGAGCCAGTATCTTCCTGATACTTACGAAAAAGAATTTGAGCGTTATGGTAACAGATCAGTAGCGTCATTCTTACGAATGGTAGGCGCTGAAATGCCTTGTGTATCAGACATGATTAAGTGGGCTGAGCAAGGTCGTTTACACACAAAGTACACAGGGTGTACATCAGCGCAAGGTGCATTAGCAACTCAGGCTACTATCACTATCCCTGCAGCACAAATCCAAAACAACCCAACTGCGACACCTCCAGGTTCACAGATGCCAAACACTACAGCTGTTAGCGGTCCTGCGTTCAGAGTAGGTCAAACTATCATGTTATGTGATGAGACTGCTGGATCAGGATTAAGCAACAAAGCTGTTGTTACAGATGTTCCTACAGTTAACACAATCGTAGTAGATTACTACGAAGCAGGTGGTCAAGCATTTGGCGCAGGTGTTAACCTTACAATCTGGAACTACGGTTCTGAGTTCGCAAAAGGTTCTTCAACTGCAGGTGTTAATGGTTTAGAGCCAGCTGATTTAATCTTTGATAACAAGCCAATCATTATCCGTGACACTTATGCTGTTTCTGGTTCTGACATGGCTCAAATCGGATGGATTGAAGTTTCAACTGAAAACGGTGAGTCAGGATACTTATGGTACCTAAAAGCTGAAGGTGAAACAAGAATGCGTTTCGAAGACCACTTAGAGACTGCTATGATTGAAGCTGTTCCTGCTGGTGCAGGTTCAGGTGCTCTTGCAGCAGGATTATCTGGTTCTGAAGGTATCTTCTATGTTGTTAACAACAGAGGAAACGTTTGGGGCGGTGGTAACCCAGTTGCCTTAGCAGGTTTCGACTCTATCATTCAGAGACTTGACAAGCAAGGTTCTATTGAAGAGAATGTATTATTCGTTAACCGTCAGTTCTCTTTCGATATTGACGATATGTTGGCTGCTCAAAACTCTTACGGAGCTGGTGGTACTTCATACGGATTATTCGACAATGATGCTGATATGGCACTTAACTTAGGTTTCACAGGATTCCGTAGAGGTTATGACTTCTACAAGTCTGACTGGAAATATCTAAACGATCCTACAATGAGAGGTGGTTTAGTTAACGGTGCTGTTAATGGTTTATTAGTTCCTGCAGGATCTACAACTGTATACGATCAAGTATTAGGAAAGAACGCTAAGCGTCCATTCTTACATGTTCGTTATAGAGCTTCAGAGACTGAGGACAGACGTTACAAGACTTGGGTTACTGGTTCTGCTGGTGGCGTAAGAACTAACGACATTGACGAAATGCGAGTGAACTTCTTGAGTGAAAGAGCTGTATGTACTTTAGGTGCAAACAACTTCTTCATCTTCAATGCATAAGCATAGATAATTAGGGGGAGGATTAATCTCCTCCCCTTTTTTTTAACTTTAATTAAATTATAATAAAATGAAAAACAAAAAAGTATTTGTAGACAAGATCTACAAGTTGACACGAGATGTAGCACCTCTATCCTACATCCTACCTTCATCTCACAGTAGAAGATATCCATTAATGCATTTTGATAACGAGACAGGAGAGAATAGAACTCTTCGTTATGCTCGTAACCAAAAGTCTCCATTTGAGGATGAGCAAGACGGAAATGCTATATTAGAGCCAATTATATTTGAGGATGGATATTTAACGGTATATAAAAACAATCAAGTATTACAACAATTCTTACATTATCATCCAGGTAATGGAAACACTTTCAAAGAGCTTGACAAAGCTAAAGAAGCTCAAGAGGATATTGATATAGTACAACAAGAGATTGATGCTTTAGTGGCTGCTAATGACATGTCTTTAGAAAGAAAGATTGCTGTAGCACGAGTGGTGTTTAATAATGTAGACAAGATGAGCACTGCTGAAATAAAGAGAGATATTCTTATGTTCGCTAAAAATGAACCAGCAGAATTTTTAGAAGTTATAAATGATCCTGACCTGGAGATTGATAGCAATATTGCTGAGTTCATTAGTAACAACTATTTAGAGTTGACTACGAAAAGTGTAACTCTAACAACTGGTAAGACTAAAAAGAAATTATTATCTTTGCCTTTCGGAGAAGATCCGATGTACATCATCTCATCCTGGATGAAGAGTGATGAAGGATTACCAACATATAAGATGCTGCTTAAAAAATTAAAGTCATAATGTTTTAAGTTAACTAAAGAAACACTCAGAAATGGGTGTTTTTTTTTGTTTATCTTTGTGGTTTATTAACTCAATAATTATATTATTTATTATGGAAAAATTCTTAAGCGTTCCTGTCACAGGTGCTGGAACACAATTAATCCCATGTAGTAATGTAAAGTTTGTAGAGATTGGTGATGCTGGCGGTCCAGCTTCTAACCCAACTACAGCTACTACAATATACTACGGTGACGCACAAACACTTACATTAACCCATGCTGCTGTAGCTGCTAACTCTGTAGAGTTTAGAACATTTATTCAAGACTCGTTAGCTAAAGTATTAAAGCTTGAGTGGACAGAGCCTTCTTTGGATATTGTTCCTGAGTTTGCTGTATCTGCAATAGCATACGCATAACCCTTAATCTTATTATTTATTATGGAAAAGTTTTTATCAATACCAGTTTTAGATCCAGGTGCAGCTACTGATGCTGACACAAGTCTACAGTTGGTTTCAATTAGCGGAGGTTTGGTTTTGAATCAGGTTGACGCTGACACGTTAACAATAACTTATTCTCAAGGAAAAGTTGTTACATTAAATTATGATGCGGCTATCGTAGGATCAGCTGCTCCAGTTCTTCTACTACATCTTCAAGATGCTATTGAGAAGGCGTTAATCTCAGGATGGTCAAACCCTGTTCATGAGTACATACCATACGGATGTTTTATTACAAATGATGGTGCAACTCAAACATTTAATAACCCTATGACATCGATAACGATTGCATAAATATGTATATAAAAATGGAAAAATATTTAAAATTTGATGTTCTTAGGTTAGCTGCTTCAGGGACATCCACAGCTGATGGTAGCGCTGGTCTTACTTTAACAGACTCAGCTGCTACATTTTTATCAAGCGTTTTAGCTAACGCTTTTGTTTATAACACTACAGATGGTGAGTTTTACTACGTTGCCTCTGTTGATTCAGACACTCAGTTAACTTTAGTTGCTATGGGTGTAACTGCTACTCAAGGTGGCGGTATAGGTAATGCTAAGGCTTATCAAATCTACATGCCTTTCGACACTATTGTTGTAGGTGGTACTGCAGATGGAACTACAGCAAATCAATTAGTAGATACTACTAAAAACTTTGTAGCTTCAGGAGTAAGAGAAGGTGATATTGTTAGAGATATAACAGGAGCTGCTGTTGCTAATGTAACAGGTTTTGCTACTAACACAAACCCTAACGATTCATTAAAGGTTGATGCTGACATTTTTGTTGGTGGTGATGTTTATGTTGTATACAGAGCAGGTGCTGATGACTTTGAAATGATCATCCCTTCTGCTGGTGTAGCTAACGTAGTAAACAGTTCTGCAGACGCTTTAGAGTCTACATCTTTAGTTACTATGGGTGGAGCTACTGGAGAGGTTGTGTCAGTAAGATACATTCACACTGACACAGCTACAGGTGATGAAGCTGTTAGTCAAGGTATTAGTGATGCTATTGTAGGTTCTCTAAAAACAGAATGGACTGACTTAGATTACAAAGTACCAGGAATCGCAAACCCTTACGATGCTGCTACTAATCCAAGTGTATATGGAGGAAGAGACTTCTTCTACTTCTCTATCACTTCGTAAGTATTTAAGTATATAATTAAGAGAGGTTCTAAAAAAATAGGACCTCTTTTTTTTTGCTATCTTTGTAATCATGATTAACTCGGTTAGAAACACAGTATTAGCTATAGCTAATAAAAATAATTACGGATACATATCTCCTCAAGATTTCAACCTCTACGCTAAGCAAGCTCAGATGGATATGTTTGAGGATTATTTCTATGCGTATAACAATTGGATAAATAGAGAAAACCAAAGAAGCTCTGGTAAAGGTTATGCTGATATAGTTAAAGGATTGGCTGAAGTAATAGAATCTTTTTCACAACAAGCATTTTTAACTCAATACAGCCCTATAACTTTTGGAGGTATTTCTACCAGTAATCAATTTGGTTTACCTACTGACTATTATTTGATTGATAAAGTTTATTATTATCCGTCAAAGATTCTTATTGATACAGCTTCAGCTGTTGTGGGTAATCAGTTTGTAGCAACAAATCCTATATTTGAAACAATACCAACAAGTCAAACTTTTCCACGAGTAAACAGCATTATTGTAAACACTACAACACTTGCTCAAGCAAGAGTTCTTCAGGTTTTAAACGCCAACACTTTGGCTTTGTCAGCTGATATATTTACAACCGCTGGAGATAGAGCTGTGGTTTATAGTAATACAAACATTGTTGATGTAGAGAAGGTTACTCAAAATAAAATATTTAACCTAACGAGCTCTAACTTAACAGCACCTTCAAAGCAGTACCCTGCTTATGTAAAGGGAGACTTCTCGAATGTTGGTCAAGAAGTTATAACTGTTTACCCAGAATCTATAGATCAATTTGGAGACATCCAGGTTAATTATATAAGATACCCAAAGGACCCTAAATGGACTTATGTCAATCTTGGTGGTGGTGGTACAGCCTTCCCAGAGGAGCCTTTGTACGATCCTACTCAGCCAGACTTTCAAGACTTTGAGTTGCCACCTTCGGATGAGCCAACTCTTATAGCTAAGATATGTCAGTACATAGGAATAGAAATTAGAGAGCCAGATGTTTACAACTTTGGTAAAGCAGAAGAGTCGTTAGATACACAAGAAACAAGCTAATATGTCATATATAACAGATTATCAATATTACGAAAACGGAGGAGTAGCTCCTGAAGACCAAAACTGGGGTTCATATCAGTATGTTTCTTTAGAAGATATAGTCAATAATTTTATGTTGATTTACCAAGGAAACCATGAATTGATAAACAACATTAATAGGTATCAAGTTTTGTTTCACGCTAAGCGTGGTATACAAGAGTTGAACTACGATGCTATGAAGCAAATAAAAATATTAATGCTTCAAGTAGATGATCAGCTAAGATTTATTCTTCCTCAAGATTATATAAACTGGGTAAGAATATCTCAGTATACAGATGGACAGGTATTAATACCTCTTACTGAAAATATACAAACTAATTATAGTTCTGCATATCTGCAAGATAATCAATACAAAATACTTTTTGATATAGATGGAAATGTTTTAAAACCAAACAAATCTAAAATAGATATAGACAGAATAGCTGGAACAAAGCCAAGTATATATCTTAATCAAGGTAGTCCTTACAACGGACAGCTTGGTTATTGTGTTGATGGTTGCTGGTATTTTGATTTTGGTATTGGAGCAAGATATGGTTTAAATACAGAAACAGCCAATCAAAACCCTACATTTAGCATTGATAGAATGGGTGGAGTTATAAACTTTAGTTCTGGACTTGAAGGAAAGTTTGTAGTTTTAGAATATGTGTCTGATGGTATGGCTGAGTATGAGCACGTTCCTGGTGTACCTGGAAGCGGAGAACCTCCTATACCTGATGTTAAACAAAGTAAAATAGGCGTACACAAAATGTTTGAAGAATATTTGTATGCTTATATAAAATACGCTATATTAAACACACGCTTTAATGTTCCTGAATATCAGGTTAATAGAGCGAGAAAAGATAAGTCATCTCTTTTGAGAAATGCAAAACTAAGACTAAGCAATATACATCCAGGCAGACTCTTGATGAATTTGAGAGGGCAAAATAAATGGTTAAAGTAGAATGAGTCAAAATTTAAGAACAACTTTTGTAGGAGGTAAAATGAACAAGAGCGTTGATGAACGACTCTTACCCCCTGGTGAATATGTTGACGCAAGGAATGTTAGGCTTGGATCAACAGAGCAATCCGAAATAGGAGCTGTAGAAAACTCAAAGGGGAATGTTCAAATATCTTTCCTTTCATACGCAGGTGAAAATCTTAGTCCTTCCGCTCTCTGTATTGGAGCTTATGAGGATGGTATAAATGAAACTATATACTGGTTTGTTCACGACCAAAACCATCCTTCAGGAAAGGTTGATATGATTGTTTCTTTAAATATGAGAACAAACATTCTAACCTATCATGTCGTTTCTATAAGTGTTCTTAATTTTGATCCTAAGTTTTTAATAACTGGAGTTGATAAAATTGATAATCTATTATTTTTTACAGACGATAAGAATCCGCCCAGAAGAATTAATGTAACAAAAAATTATGACGATCCTGCTGGTGGAGTAGATGGTATAGAGCCAGAAGATATTAATGTAATAAAGAAGCCCCCTGGATTCGAGGATTCAGTTGCTGGATACATTCCTTTAGCTGTTCCACAAGTTTCACTTCAAATTTTACCAGGCGATGAGAATTATATTACAGATAGGTTTTTGTCTTTTGGATATAGGTATAGATATGAGGATGGTGAATACAGCGCCACCTCTTTATTTAGTCAACCAGCTTTTCAGCCCAGTGCATTTAGGATAAATTTAGATAATTACACTAATGCTGGTATGATTAACAGATTTAATTCTGCTATTATTAGTTTTTCCACTGGTTCTAAAAGAGTAGTTCAGGTAGACTTGTTATATAAAGAATCAGTTTCTAATGAAATATATGTAATAGAGAGATTTAAAAAAGCTGACTACGGTTGGAGTGATAATGAAACACAAAGCTTTACTTTTAAGAACTCTAAAATATACACTTTATTAGGTTCGGACGAATTGTTGAGATTGTACGATAATGTTCCTCATAAAGCAAAAGCTCAAACCATACAAGGTAATAGATTGATGTATGGAAACTATGTGGATCAGTTTGACATAGACAGTTCTCCAGGTGTTCCTATACAGATAAGCTATCAGACTGAGCCTGTTACTCAAACAATTGGTGGTGTAGGGCTTCCTACTCCTACTTCAGCTTCTGCTACATACGACATAAACCCTGCTGGAGCTCAAACAAATATAGAGGGAGCTGTGGTTTTTGACTTAACTGATGTACCAACTCCTATAACTCAAGGGACAACTTTCACCTTTAGTATTGAAGTGGTTTCTTCTGTAAATGTTGGAATAGAAACTTCAGGAACAAATGTCGATGCTTCTTATCAACAAAACGGAGGGCAGGCTTATGATATTTCATGGATATTTACTGCGAGTCAAGATTACTCTTCGGTAGAAAATATGTTAAATAGCTCTGAGTTTTCTGAAATTATAGGTACTACTGCAGCTGGAAACTTTCAACCTGTAGCGACAGCGAGTAATGGAGTAACTCTTACGGATAGATTCAACGCAACTATAAGCCCAACAATCCCAAACACAATCCCTGATTTAGAATTTATAAATTCGGGAATCTCTGGGAACTGTGGTAGCCCCACAGTTATTGGAAACTGTGTTCAACAAGGCTTTGGTTTAGTGGTTAACGGTCCAACTTTTCAGCTTACAATACCTGCTGTTCAATACTCTGATGTTGCTGGAGGAGGTAATTCCGATCAGTGGGAATACTTTGACATAAATGCTTTTGGGTGTACTGTGGGGTATTTAAAGTCTTCAAACACATTAAGCCTTCATAGTAATAGAAACTATGAGGTAGGCGTGGTTTATATGGATGAATATGGCAGGGCATCTACTGTTCAGGTTTCTGACGATAACACTGTGTTTTTTGATTCAAGCACAGCTGTTTCAAAAAATAATATAAAAGTAACACTGAATAACCCCCCTCCTTATTGGGCTAAAAAATACAAGTTTGTTGTAAAGCCAAGTGAGGGCACATACAACACTGTTATAGTTAATACTTTTTATTTTGACGATAATGATCCTCAAATTTATTATTTTAAATTAGAAGGTTTATCTACTTCATTTGTAAAGGCTGGAGATGTTTTGATAGTAAAGTCAGACACTCAAGGACCTGTAAACACAGAAATAAAAGCAACAGTATTAGAAGTGAAGGCTTTTGCAGCAGCCACCATACCAGGAAATACAGGGGCAAATGGTAATTTACCAGGCCTCTACATGCTTATAAAGCCAGGTGGTTTTAGTGTAGCTGAAATACCAAATGCAAATATTAGTTACGGAAACAAGACTGACGAAGGAGATACTTGTAGTAACACTCGTTTAAATTACTCTCTTGCTTTACCAGGAGGTGCACCTTATGTGGATTACGATTTACCAGCTGGTAGTAATGTTAGAGTTAGAATATACAACTGGAGGGGAGAGTCTGGAAGTAATTGTACACGTAAAAAATATTTGTTTGACGAGACATTTACCGTTACTCAAGATTACCCTAATTTTTATGAGTGGCTTGTAGGTGATAGTATAAACTTAACAACGGGTACAGCTCAGGCTACCAGTGCATATCAAGATTTTTCTCAGATTTATACTGATTTTAATGCTATTGGTTCTACCTGCTTTCAAACAAGACTTCATGTTTGGAGGAATGCAGCAAACCATTTGTTTTTACATAACAACGCAGGAATAAAACAGTGTTCAAACTTTTGGGGAGACACCAGACCAGGTCACGCTGAAACAAGAATAGAGGTCACCAGAAGGGGAGGTCTTTTAGTTTTTGAAACTGAACCTGCTGATGCAGATCCAAACTTTTTTTATGACGCTCCAGAAGCGTATGAAATTGTTGGGGGTAATCATCAAGGCGGAACAGCTGATGGAGATCAAGATCAAGATTTATCAGCTGGAACTCCATTAAAAGTTACAATAGCCAATGCTAATTCCTTTACTTTTAGCAATGGGGTTGAGAGTTACAAAATAGAAGACTTATGGACAGGAAAATCATTTGGTCTTGGTGAAAGGGTTTTAGCTGTATCTAATCAAGACTTCTCTGAGGCTGATAGATTTGCATCTATGACATACAGTGGAGTTATACAACCTGGAGCAAATGTAAATAATCTAAACGAGTTTAACCTTGGTCTTGTAAACTTTAAAGACTTAGAGTCTTCGTTTGGCCCAATCATGAAACTATACTCTCGTGAAACAGATATACTTGTTTTGCAAGAAGATAGAATATCTTATGTTCTTTCTGGTAAAAATGTTATAACAGATTCTACAGGTGGTGGAGCTATCGCTTCTGTTCCTGAAGTATTAGGAACTCAAGTAGCACGAATAGAGGAATATGGTATAAGCTTTAACCCTGAGAGTTTTGTTTCTTGGGGTAGCTCAATGTTTTTTACAGATGTTAAAAGAGGGGCTGTACTTCAGCTTCAAGGAGCGAGTGCTAATAGCGACCAGCTTCAAGTTATATCAGAGTATGGTATGAGGTCTTGGTTTAGGGATCAGTTCTTAGACCAATTAGAAACTCAAAAGCTTGGAGGCTACGACCCTTATATGAATGAATATGTTTTATGTACAAACAATAGAGAGAACATATCTTCTACAGTGTTTTATGATTGTGGAACTACTATTGAGCAATTTGATGCTACTGGAATTTTAAGTTACGATATTGATTTTGGTAATGGATTAGGAGATATATTGTTGAATTATACAGTTACAAGTGGAACGGTGGATATTTCTTTTACTTGGAATGGAAATACAGAAACATTTAGCACAACTGCTGTAAATAGCACAGGAGTTCTTACCATAGATAAAAACTTACCAGCTCCAACTACAGCAACTGTAACTATAACACCAACAAGCGAGACAGCTACTTATGAGATTCAAGGAGGCTGCCCTCCTTCTAATGAAATAACGGTTATTAAAGTCGTGGTAAATGGAACGGATACAGCAGGTCAATTTACTACCTTTGGTTATAGCTGGACTAACGGTACTTACAACAGTCCTTTGTTTAGTCAACAAACAGAGCTTGATTTAGTTAACCCATCCGCTTATAATTCGGCTACAGGGGAAGCTGGATTTGGCGTATTCCCTTATGATGGTGTTGATTTAACTATGTCTATTACACAGACAGGTACAGATAATTTTGTTTTTAATCCAGGCACTAATTCTTTTAAGTATTACACAAGTAATACTCTTTACACAGATTCTATTGCAGATATAAACACTTTATTATCTTTATCTACAACAGCACCTCAACCTTATAATAATCCAAGCGGAGACAACTATAATGTAAGTATAAGTCCTTTTGATATTCCATCGACAGACAATTACATTTACCTTATCTACGACTTAAGAAGTGTAGTTGAAAACACTTTGTGTTATTCTACTGATATAAACGAGGCTTGTTGTGCATGTGTAGTAGATTGCAATACAGCTTACTTTGGTCCTCAAGAATCTACTATAGTTGATGTTTGTAATACCAACACCAATACTTCAGGATCTGCTCAAAACTCATTCTATGGGTCTGGTAATATACCTATATTAGGAGACTCTTGTTTCCTTGGAACAGAATGCAACGTATCTACTCCTTTATTACCTGGATACTATATCGTTGACACAGCTTCTCCAGCAGTATCCAACCCTAAAAATTGGATAGAAGTAGATCAATATGGAATTGTAATTAACACAGGAACTTGTTAAAATATGGCAACAACAGGAACATATTATTTTGACGGAGGGACATTTGCTTCCTCCTCGTATCTTTATACAGACGCAGGTCTTACGACCCCAGCTGATATGGGTTTTTATTCTATAGGCGGTATCGTAAGAGAAGTGCTTAATGCAGATGGAGAACTTGGCGTGGTTCAATCTTGTCCGTCTTGCATACCAGAGTGTAGTTATGCATTAGGACCTACTTATCAAACCACTACTGAAACTGCTGGAGAATATAATCATACTATAGATGTTGGAGCAGATACTGGTGCTATTATTGTTGAGGTAATTCCTTGGGGTTCTAATGTTGGTTTTACATGGACATATAACGGTCTTACCGCTTCAGAGTATACCAATCCAACTTACGGTTATTTGCAGGGGGTAATAGGTGTAGAGAGCCCATCTACTGGAGATTGTAGTGCTCTTCCTTTAACTAATGCTTTAGGAAGTAATGGAGCTACTTTAGCTGGCAACACTTTCACTTACAACGCTACACTTAATGAGTATATTGTTGGGTCGGCTATAACCCTTGGACCTATATCTGACGAGGCTTCTGGCGGTGTAACATTAACTCCTTTAGCTCCTGGTAATTCCTATATGGTAATACCTAAACCAAATGCCAACCCTCAAACTATACAGATAGAAGCGCTTGTAACATGCGCTCACGCTGACTTTACAATAACAACATTTTGCCCTATAACTTTACAAGGTTTTGATGGCACTGTTGCTCACGCTTCATGTCCAGGTGCTTGTGCTTTAAGCTATACAACTACTTATTATAATGTGCCTCCATCGAGTAATCCAGCTCCAAACTTAGGTATTCCAAGTGTTAATGATTGGGTGTTTATGGATGAAAATGCTGTAACAGCAGTTCCTAATGGAAATTATTCTGTTGATGTAAACGGAGTTTCTCATTGTATGGCAGTAGAAAACGGAGTAATAACAACCTTAACAGCGTGCTAATATGGCTAATGCAGAAACTATAACCTACGCAGGAGATGTAAAAGGATGGCCATCTTTTTATGATTATTTACCTGACTACATGATAGGTATGAACCAGTATTTTTATACTTTTAAAGGTGGTAATATATACAGGCACAACGTATCGGCTAATAGAAATGAATATTATGGAGTGCAACATCCTTCAACTATAACTACTGTATTTAATACAGATCCCTCAACCATCAAGCTATTCAAAACAATGTCTTACGAAAGTAATGATGTTTGGACTTGCACAGAACTTTTTACGGATTTAAGCACTGGATCTATGCCAGCCATTAGTTCGTGGAGACAGAAGGAGGGTGAGTGGTTTGCTTTTCTTAGAGAGAACGCTGGAACTGTAAATTTGAAACACAGAAGTGTTCAAGGTGTTGGTGAGGCTACCGCTGCTGCTGGAGTTGTTGGAGCCATTTTAATTACCTTTGGTAGTGCCACAGCTCAAAACCCTGGAATATCAGATTCTGTTGCTGTTGGTGATATTGCTTATGGTGTTATTGCTGGAGTTCAAACAGAGATTGGTCCCATAACAGCCTTGGGGTCTGTTACTATACCAGCGGTTACTGCTGGTACCCCTTTCCCAGTGGTACAATACAACATTACTGTAGACGCTACTGCAACAGGTGTTACGCCTGCTCAGATATTTACAGCCCCTGCTCCTGGCGCTTTTATTTACGCTGTAAAAGACCCGATTGCTGAATCTACAGGAGCGAGAGGATACTTTATGCACTTCACATTATCTAATAGTAATGTAGAGCCTGTTGAGCTTTTTGCTGTTAACAGCAATATCATGAAAAGTTTTCCATAGAATTTATTATCTTTGCGATAATGAAATTGTATGTCAGACCATTAATCGCAGAAGATTACGATAAAACACTTAGACAGTGGTGGTTTGATTGGAGATGGACACCGCCATCAAGAGATTTTTTACCAGAAAATGGAGAGGGTGGGTTCATTGTTTATGATGAGGAAACCCCTGTATGTGCGGGGTTTATGTATGAAACCAACTCTAAAGCAGTTTGGTGTGATTGGATAATCTCCAATATAAAATACAAGGACAGAAACAATAGAAAAGAAGCCTTATCTTTGCTTATCAAAAGAATAGGTGAGGAAGCAGAGAGGCTTGATAAAAAATATATATACGCATTGATTAAGAATAAACCACTTATTAATGTGTATAAAAAACAAGGATTCGTTGAAGGTAGCTCTTACAGTCACGAACTAATAAAAAAAATTTGATATGGCAGTAACCACAGCAGCAGTCGTTGGTATCGCTACAGGAGTAGCAAGTACAGCTAAGTCTTTTTCTGACGCTGCTAAAGCAAAGAAGGCTCAACAAAAAGCAAGTGAAGATGCGGCAAGGCTTATGTCGGATGCTCGTAAAAGAGCTGAGAAGAATGAGTTTGAAGGTCTTACAGTTCCTACGGATGCTTATGAGGCTGCTTTTGAAACTACATTGGCAGCAAATAAACAGCAGGTAGAAGCTCTACAAGAAGGAGACGCTCGTGCATTAGCGGCTGGTGTAGGTAGAGCAGGAGCAGCAGCGCAAGCTGGCGCTGAAAAGACTCGTATAGCTATGGGTCAAGACCTTTTTAATGTTCAAAAGATGAAAGCTCAATCCAGAGAAAACATCAAGCAACAACTTATTGGTATGGATGTAGGTGCGGCTAAAGATGCTAAAGCTGAAGCTGCTTATCAAGAACAATTAAGAGCTCAAAACATACAACAAGGTATTAAAGGTATTGGTCAGGTAGCTGGAACAATAGGAAGTAACGCTGCTTTATTTAGTAAAAAAGACGCTACAGATGCTATTAGTAGTATAGGGGATAATATGGTTTCAGCTAACGAACCTTTAATGAGCAATGACTTTAATACTCAGGCTGGAAATTTTGCTGGATCTTCAAACTATAACCCTACTGAACAAACAAGCTTTCTTTTTGATGATGCGCTTTTAGAATTAGGATTAGGTGGCGGTGGCTCACCAACAGGTTGATAATAAAAAATAAAACATGGCATTAGAAACAGGGGAACCAAAATTACAAACAGTAAATCCTAATCAGTATTCAATAAGGGCTGAAAAGGATTTAGAAAAATCAAATGTTAATTGGGCTAAGGTTGCGTCCGATTTAACAGGCGTTGTTGACAAGGTACGTGATGATCGTCAAAAGAGAAAGACAGAGCTTGACGATGCGACTACCGAAGCAATGAATAACCTCAACGAGATTACACCAGTTGATAATCAGACGTTGGGGACTATGGTTTTAGATACCTCCAATGCCAGTAAAGAAGCTTTACAAATACAAAACGATTTAATGAAGCAGGGCAAGCTGAAGCCAAACGACTATATGAAGTTTCAGCAAAGACTATCAGACCAATGGGCTTCTTGGAATAATTCAGTAAAGAACTGGGACGCAAGCTACAAGACAGCTATGGAGCGTGTGCAAAATGGTACAGCATCTTCTCAAGAAATATTTATCAACGAACTTACTCAATCTTTTGGAAACGTAAATGGTTTGCAAATGTATGTAAACCCTGAAACAGGCGATATGTCTTTAGTTAGGATGAATGAAGATGGTTCTATGCCAGACCCTAAAAAGAATCCTGATGCATATATGAGTATGAACTACATCAATCAAAGAATGAACCAGCAGGTTGATTCTGTTGATGTTTCTAAAGAGGTTGCCCCAGCAGTTGATAGGTTTGCTAACGTTATTACAATGGAAATTAATGACGCTAATGGATCCTACAGAAGTTATGAAGACTTTAGACAAATGCCTGACTTTGAAAAAATGATTAACGATCAGGTCAATGCTTTTACTACAGACCCTAACAATGTTGCAAGTATTCTTGCTGATAACGTTGGTGGCTATTCATTTACTCAAAACCCTGACGAAGCAAAAAAAGATCCTAAGAAAATACTTTTACAAAACAATTCAAACGGACAGCTAATACCACAGCTAACTGATGAGCAGCTCACTGAGGCTCAAAAATATACAAGGACAGCTATGGAGTCTCAGCTTGACAGTAAGATGGATTACGATAAAGGAGCGAGGTTTGATCCTACCAGAAAAAGCTCACAAGATTACGCTAAAAATAGAGATAAGGTTGCTGGATATATGGGGAATGCAAACAGACTTCAGACTTCCAATGATGAAGAATTTGAGTTGGTTTCTCGTGATATAATTACGGATGTAAACGCTCAAGCAAGAGAGGGTGACAATAGAATAGAAAAGATTGATAGAAACGCAGATGAATTTATTGTTACTGTAGTCGATGCAAGAGGAAGAACCAGACCAGAAAGAATACCACGAAAGAAAGATGGTAAAGACTTGTCAATGCAGGATGTTGCTCAAGGTCTTATAAGATTCATCGCTCCTTCATCTCAGATTGGAGACCAGTCATTTGATGCTATGGTGGATATATACAATGAGGTAAGCGGAGGGTTTACAGGTGATGTGTCAGGCGAGTCAGCTTCAGCTGGTGTTGGATTCCAAGAGGTTCCAACTATAAGTTATAGACCAGAAGAAACTGAAGTGTTTGAAAACATTGATGGACAGGATATAGAGACTGTTGGTATAGCTGCTGGAAATCTTTTAAACTCTAAGCTTAGAAGGTTAGATATGCAGGGATCTGTTACTATTGATCCAGATTTTGCTGGAGGTGACGGTGAGATAACCATAAATGTACCTGGTGTTGGTGAAGAAACATTTAGATACGATGGAGAGAATGCAAATGTTTTACAGTTAGTGAAAGATTATGTAGAGAAAGCTCGTATTGTTCACAACGCTGAAGGTGGGGTGAAAAAGTCAGGTGGAACAACTAACTCAAGTGGAGGAAACGTAAGATAATAAATTATGGAAGAACAAGTATTAAAAGATTTAATAGCAACATCTGAATCTTTAAATTATAACTGGGATGAAATAATGCCGAAGTTTCCAGAGCTTGAAGGTGTTGATCTTCAAGTATTAAAAGATTATGTAGAAACAGCAAAAGCGTATGACTACAATTACGAGGTTATTAATCCTAAATTTCCTGAGCTAAACATAAAAAAAAAAGACGATTCTCTACCCACTGGGGAAGAGGAAGTTATGGTATCAGATACTACAGTGGTGGAAGAACCTGGCTCATCGGAGCCTTCCGCTCCAGAAACTGATGAGGTTGTAGTAGAAGACACAGAAGTCCTTGAAACTCCTGAGCCTGTCGTGCAGGAGTTAGATGATCCTTTTGAAAACTCAATGCAGGTTATCAACTTAGACTTGATGACCAAGAATGAAGAAGCTGTTGTTCCTAAGCTGGAGTATCACTTTGGAGACTATGGTTTTAAGTTTGAACAAACTGGCCTTGGTGACAGGGTAAAAGCTATCGCACCAAACGGTGAAGAGATAGTTGTCGAAACAGACAATATTACAGATAAAAAAGATACAAGAGAAGGCGAGAAACTTAAGGAGTTTATAAGAGCAAATAAGCTTGACGGATCTCAAGAGCTTGACTTAGAGAATAGGTATAAGCAGAACGAAAGAAAATTCTTTACTGATGAAGAAGTAAAGATTGAGTTAGCTAACATGAATGACTTAGCTAAGATTCAAGCAGATCAAATCAAACAATATGTAGCTAACAAGACTGAGTTCGAAGTATTGAATGCTCAGTATGAATCTATGGATCAAGCTCAGATAGATGATAACCCTGAGTTTATGAAACTATGGAGTGAGCAGAAGGATGCTTTAGACAAACAACTTGCTCAACTCAAAAACCAAGACAATATTTTAAAGCTACAAGGAGTTGAGTTGGATAGATCTGTAGGTGCTTATTATGAAATGAAAGCTCAGACTGGTACTAAGATGGGAGCTTTTTACAATGCCTTACTGCAGGGTTATTCAAACATGGCTTCAGGTCTTGCTGACGTAGTAATAGATGTGTCCACTTATTTAGCTCCTTTGAAAGCTCAGATGGGTGAAGAAAACTACAACGCTGAAGTTGTAAAGAAAGCCATTGAGAAAGGGTTTATAAAAGGAGAAGAAGAGAATGTACTTCAAAATGTAGAGAGATATATAGAGTTGTTAGAAGGTGATCAGCTGGATGAAATAAACAGCGAGATACTTGACGATAACAGAAAACTATTAAAGGCAGGTGATGATGAGATTGTAGAGCAACCCTACTCTCAATTTGCTGGTGCTCTCAATGAAGATATGGGGATACTCCAAGCAATACGAGAGGGACTCGTGACTACTGTGGGTGATGATGAAACAACCAGAGAGTACAGCGATTTAAAAAAACAATCTTTTTGGGGTGGTGCTTTGCTTGGTTTAACCGAATCATTACCAGCTATGGTTGGTGGTATAGGTGGTTGGGCACAACGTACAGCACAGATGTATGCCCAGGTTTCAGATGCTCTTACAAAAGAGATGGAGGATGACCCTACATTTGCTGATGTAAGTGAAGCAGAAAAGGCTGCACTAAAACTTCCGTTAGGAGCTGTAGTAGCTGGATTAGAAGCTGTTGGTTTAAGAAATGTGATGGCGCAAACAGGTGTTGCCCAAACAGTTTTAATGCGTGTTCTTCGTAAAAAAAGCGCTGATATAGCTGGTCGATCTTTTAACGAGGTTGTTTCCAGAGAGATAAACAACATGATTGCTAAAGGAGCCTTGGTGGTTACAGCTGCTGGTCTTGCTGAATTTGAAACAGGAGCTGCTCAAGAGCTTGCTGATATTGGAGCAAAAGAATTATTTAACTACATAAAAGAAGATGAATACTTTAAGACTCCAGAAAATATATTGTCTGAAGTTTTATACGCTGGAGCTCAAGAAGCAGTGGGTGGTTTTATATTGGGTGTACCAGGAGCTATATCTACAGCTGCTCGTAAGTATGACTTTACTAAGTTAGACGAAGGTGTCTTTGAAATGTTTGAGGATATAAGCAAAGACCCTGCATACAAAGATGCTTATGTGCAAATAATAAAGCAAGCAATCCTTGATGGAGATATAACAAAACAGGAAGGTCAATCACAGTTAGACGCATACAATGAAGTGGTTAATGTGATGAACCAAATACCTGTAGACTTCTCAACAGAACAAAAGAAGAAAGCTTTGGGTATATTATTAAGAACTCAAAAGCTTGAACAAGAGATAGAGGGTAAGGACCCTCGATTGGTTAAGAGACAAAAACAAGAGATTGAAGATCTTAACCAACAGTTAGATAACATTTTATACGAAGAAACAGATGCCAGTACGGAGCAAAGCACAGTGGAGGAAACTGTCCCAGTCGAATCCGAGACTACTGAAGAAGTGGTTGATGGAGTACCCGACCAAGTTCAGCGACCTACCAGAGAAGGTGACACCCAAACCGAAGGGACTCAATCCCAGGAGACGGAAGAGAAAATAGTAGACGGAAAAGTAGGTGATACATTTACAAGCAATAGAGGTACAGAAGTTATTGTTAAGAAAACTAAAAACCTTACAATAACTGAGAGTCAAACCGAAACAGTTAATCCTGCTGATCAAAGAAATTTTGGATTAAAAAAGACTACTAAAATTTATGAGCAGATTTACGGTGATAGAATGAATGGAACCGAGCCTGTTCCAAAGCTTAACACCTACCAAAATGAGTCAGTAGTAACTGGCAGAAAAACAACGCAAGTAACAGAAGAAACAAAAGACCTTCAGCTTATGGTTGAGGGTGAAGTAACTGAAGATACTGATGTATCCACAGATCAGGATGGACAGGTATTTGAGCAAGTCGATGAGGTTGTATCTATTAATAGAGCAAGTAAGCCACCTAAAAGAACTAACCAATTTAAAAACTTTGTACAGAAGAAAGCAAGGCGTGCTGGAAAAGCATTAGCTCGTATTGCTCCTGATGTAAAGATAGTTCTTCACGAAAATGCAGAGGACTACTTCAATGTAACTAACAGTAGAGGTAAAGGAACATTTGTAGATAATACTGTCCACATAAACCTTGAGTCTGCTGACAGAACTACAGTAGCTCACGAGGCTTTTCACGCAATACTATTAAGCAAGTTAAAGACAGATGCTGCTGCTGGTCGTGTTACTAAAAATATGATGACTGCCATCTCAAAGTCTTTGAACAAAGATTCTGAGCTAAAGAAAAGCATAGATGCTTTTGCTTCTAATTATGATGAGAATATACAGAACGAAGAGAAGCTGGCTCAGATTATAGGAGAGATAGCGGCTGGCTACAAAGAGCTTGACGCTGGATCTAAGAGCACTTTGAGAAGGTGGATAGATAGGATAGCCAAAGGACTTGGTATAAAGGTAGAGGAGTTTACACAGACCGAGCAAGATGTTGTGAATCTTCTTAACACCATAGCTAAAAAGGTAACTACAGGACAAGAGATTCAAGAAGGTGAGGTAGACTTAATTGAAAAGCTTCAGGATGATGACCTTCTAAATACACCTCCTTATGAAGGCGGAGAAACATTAACAGTAAATCCAGAAGGTCCAAAAGATCCAGAGCCAAGAGATCAAAAAAATATTTACAGTAAGATAAATTTTGCAACAAATCTTCCTGTGGTTTCTTTGCAGGAATTTGTAAACAAGGTTGGAGGTAATCTTTTTGCTGTCACTTCTGATGCCACTGGTTTAGGCTTTGACTCTCAAGGAGACAGAATAGATGGTGGGTTTGGATACTCTGCTATAACTGACAACTTAAATAATGGTATTGGGTTTGCTTCATTGAACCCAACATTTGCTAAAATGACACTGTCTAAAATAGCTAAAAGATTTAAAGCTGGCACGAAGATAGGTGTAATGATAATGGTTCAGAGTCCTAACGCAACTCTTGGAAACTACTACGGAGGAAAATATTTAGGAAGAGCATTGGGTCAAATAAAAAAATCCAACCCAAATGAATATCAGGTAGTAGTAGATGGAGTAAGAGAGTTGCTTGAGAACAACAAGTCTGTAAAAAAAGAACTTGACAAGAATACAGATTTTAATGCTGAAACAATATTAGACTTGGTTTCTAATCCTGAAAACTACACTGAGGCAGAGTTTGGTAAAGAGTGGATTAAGGATACTAACTTTGAGATAAGAAGAATACTTTTAAACTCGTTGTTTATTAACAGTCAAGAAACAAGAACAACTAAACAAACTAACCCAGCAAAACTAAAACTAAAAGAAGCTGGCTTCACCATGAGAGATTTCTTGATGGAGTACGGTGATAAGCAGTTGTTAGGTGAGAACAACCTTAAAGAAAACAAAGGAGGATTTGTTGTTGGAGGTTTTGAAATGATTATTCCAGAAGATATTGACAAAGCTTTAGCTGACATAGATAACAAAGGAATAGTTCACCCGCAGTTTAATGGTAAACTTCCAAGCACAGGTAATAACTTTTTGTTTGATGGTTTATACCCAATACAAGAAAACTTTGTTGAGTACGCTAAAAAGGAAACAACTATATCTAAAGAGCAACAAGAAAGTGCCGATGCAGCTGTTAGAAAAATGTTTAAGGAGGATAAGTTTTATAAGGATGAGTTTCTTTCTGGACCTAAGAAGGTTGCTAAAAGTAAAAGAGGATACGCTAATTTAAAGACTGGTCCTAAAATTAGATTTAAGGCAGAGAGTCCTCAATTCTTGGAGGAAAGAACACCTGGTATAACAGCAAGTGTAGCAAAAGGATTGGGCTTATCTTTGGATAAAGACATACCAACTAAAGAAGCTTTTGAAAAACCAGTTGCTCGTGAACAAAAAGGTGATGCTCTTACATTCCAGGAGATGGAAACGCTTTATGATGTAGAGCAGAGAGAGCAAAAGGATATGCCAAAGCTTACTCAAAAGCAGGTAGATGAAGCTCTTCAAACAGATAAGGTTGCAAGAAGAATTATTGCAGAAGGCAACCAGCCTAAGCAAGGTGAGAATGTAGGTGTAAGACTTAATCTTAATGTGTTTAAGAATACAGGGCTGCCAATACAAGCGATACACCAGGGGACTAAAACAGATGCTTACAAGAGAGTTGATGGTGTCTCTGGTAACTTTAGAGGCAAGGTAATAAACTATGCCCCAGCAGTTACATTGAAAGATGTATACTTGAATACACATCAAAAGGCTGTATATCAAGTTAAGAACAAAATAAAAAATAAGTTTCCATTAGCATCTGTTGATGGTCTATACCAAGATATACCATACGATAAGCAAGACTTAACAGGTACAGAGTTGAGGTTCAATCCATTCAACACTATGTTGTTTGAAACACTTGATGGAACTCCAGTAAGAAGCGTAGAGGAAGCTACTATATATGGAACAAGAGTTTTTGCAAGAGGTAAAATAGAATACTTTACAGAAGAGAATACTCCTCCACCTTATGAACCAACAAAGACTGAGAAGAGAGAACAGAAGGATGTTAAGTTTAAGATTCAAAAGAAAAGAATATATAAAGAAACACCAAGAGCATTAACTATATTAACATCAGGTTACGGTGGTAAGTTTATCAACCTGCCAATGTCTCAGATAACAATATCAGAAGCTCCTCCAAAGCGTGGATACTACGGACAAGATATTGGCGAAAGTGGTGAAATGGTTAGAATAACTATGCCACAGTGGTTGTTTAGTAGAAATACTGAGCTGGAAGAAACAGGCGGTTTTGAGTTAGAAACAAAACCAAAGAAGCGTGAACAAAGAGATGTGTTCAAAAAAGATATGTCTGCTACTGAAATAATAATAGCTGGTAGAGATAATAACTTTAGTGATGCATCAATAAAAGAATACCTTACTAAGATAAGAAAGCTGAAGGTAAAAGAAGTAAATGAGTTGATGGCTATAAAAGCCGATCTCTTTTCTAAGATGCCTCCAAGCTTTGGTGATGTAAAGGGTGGTGCTAAAGTAGGTGCTAAGTTGTATTCAAAGATACTAAAGCTTAGAGCTAAGTTAGAAAAGGATAAGACATTAAGTAAGAATGAAGTAATGGATCGTCTTATTGAGTTTTTACAAGCTCAACCTGAATACATAGCTGAGGGGAAGAAGGGTGGTCTTACTGTTCAACAAGCTAAGATGGAGACCGAACTTCAAAGAGAGACAGGTATACGACCAACTAAAAATATTGGAGCCAATCTTCGTGCAGCTCGTCAGCTTATAAGAAACACTAATAGAACTAAAAAGAATCTTCAAGCTATCAAAAGAGAGTTGAGAAACTTTATCCGCAAATCTCTACCTAAAGACTCTTATACTAAAAGTGAGGTAATAAACATGGTTCGTAAGATTACAGATGCTGATGCCACTAACATAGATAGGTTGATGGGTGAGGTTGAGACCTTTGTAATGAAGAGAGCTATCCGTGATTTGGATTCTAAAATATCTAAGATATTAGATTTAAAACAGTACACCAAGAGGTCAGGCAAAAGAAAAGCTGCAAAGGGTGTAGATGTAACAGTTCTTGAAAGACTTACATTCATTTCAGATTTTTACGCAGACATTAAAAATGCTCAGACCGCAGACTCTTTAGGTAAACTATACGAGTCACTACTTAGTGAGTTTAATAAGTTAGCTAAAAAGCCTGAACCAACTGACGCTGAGATTCAAAAGATGGTAGACTTAGAGATACTTATGTCTTTAACTAATGCTGAGGTAATGAAAGATCAGATTGATGCTAACAGGATAGACGCTTTAGATAAAGCGGCATCTAACCTTGCGGACCTTGTAGCTTTTGGTAAGACAAATCTCAAAGATCAAATCAATGAGGCTCGTCAAAAGTATCTGAATGATTTTGCTATAGCTTATCAAGCTATAAGAAATGACAAAGACAGGTTAGATATGAATGATCCTGAAACTAAAGAGATGCTTCGAGATCAAGAAATATTAGACGCTCAAGACCCAGATGTTAAAGGTGTGCAGAAAAGATTAAAGAAATGGTATGGAGGTCTTAGAACAATGCTTGGAAGACCATTCAACGCCTTGATGGATCTTAGCACATTGATGAATCATATTGATGCAATGCCAGGGGATTTGTTTGGAGGGGAACTTCAGACTCTTGTTACTGATAGAATAGACGCTTCAAACAGAGAGTTTAAAGGTCGTATTATGTTGGTGGAAAAAGCTGTAACACTAAAGCTTCAAGATATATTCGGAAAGAAATGGAAGTCGTTAGTGCCTAAGCTAAGAGAACCTAAACCCACTGGTATATTTATTGAAAATAGAGCTGGTAGAAAAGAGTTGATACTGAGTCAAAATCAAATGTACTATTATTACAATCAGTACAAAGACCCTGCTAACGCAGGCAAGTTTGAGAAAACGTTTGGTGATAACTATGTTGAAATAATGGAGCAGATTACTGAACAGCTTGATCCTAAAGTAAAAGAGTTTGCAGACTGGCAGGTCAACGAGTTCTTCCCATCATTATATAACCACTACAACGAAGTGTATAAAAAAATATACCGAACCAATATGCCTTGGAATCAGTTCTACGCAGGTATGTTATACACTCAAGGTCAAAAGGAAGCGGCTGGGGTTCTTAATATGTTAGGTGAAGGTAACCCATACCAGACATCTGTGGGTACTGGGTCTACAATAGCAAGACAAGCTAATAACAATCCAATATTAGAAATGGATGGTACAGACGCTCTGTTTACCTACTTAAGAAATATGGAATACTTCTCTGCTTATGCAGAAAGTATAAGAGATATTAATAAAATATTTACCAACGATATTATACGTGGAAACATAAAACGATTGTACGGTAAAGATATAATGGGTAAAATAGATACTATAATAGAGCGTGTAGCATCTAAAGGTTTGCAGTCTCAACAGTCAGCTATATTTATTAACTGGATGAACAATGCCTTTATCTTGTCAAGATTAGGATTAAGCCCACTAATCCACGTTAAACAGATGACTTCTGTATTTACATACGCTAATGATATTGGTGTAACTAATTGGTTGAAGTATGGAGCTGGACTTGCTAACATTCCAAAGCTTGTAAGAACCTGGAAAGAGATGGGTAATAATTCTGTTTATATGCAAGACAGAAAGTACGAAAGCATTGTTAAAGTTTTAGAAAGCTATAGCGATACTGCAATGCAAGAGTTTATTCCAACACCAGTTAAGGATAAGATAGTTAACATGATGATGTTCTTCATTAAGACTGGTGATAGAAATGCAATTATGTTAGGTGGTATGCCAAACTACTTGTACTACAAAGACCAAGCTTTGAAAGCAGGTAAGAGTGAGCAAGAGGCTATTGACGAAGCTATCATTAAGTTTGAAAGAGATACTAAGAGAACTCAGCAGTCATCTGATATACAAGATAGAGATGTACTACAAACTGGTGATCCTTTGTATCGTGCTTTGAATATGTTCTTGACAACACCTAAACAGTATATGCGTAAAGAAATACAAGCGTTTACAAACCTCAACCGAAAGCTTATGGCTTGGGATAAAACTGCTGGAAAAGGAACTCGTGGAGAAAACTTTAGAACATTAGCTATGTACCACGTGTTTATGCCTGTTCTTTTCCAATGGGTAACTAACGGTATGCCTGGATTACTTGCTGAATGGGAAGACGAGGATGAAGCAGATTTATTAAGAGCGGCTGTTATAGGAAACTTAAACGCACTATTTATTATAGGAGATGTGTTTAATGTTATTGGGGACGTTGCCACTGGTAAACCTTGGGCTGGTAATCCAACAAGGAACATGCCTATAGTTGCAGTTGCGGCTAATATAGCTAAGCAATATGACAGGATTAATAAGATAAAAGATCCTGAAAAGAAAGCGGAAGCTACCAAGAAGATGTTTTACGAAATTTTAACTTTAGGTGGAATACCTGCCAGTAATATAGATAAGATAGCTAATAACTTTATGAAGGTTGTTGAGGGTGGTGAATCGCCTGAGAAAGCTATAATGAGATTGTTAAATTATTCAGAGTATCAAATCGAAGGTAAGCAAAAGAAAAAGAAGAAGCCTAAAAGAACAACTAAGCTTACTAAAGAAGAGATGAAGAAGTATGATCCTGAAGCTTACTACGAAATGATGGACGCAAAGAAGGAGTATGAGCGTGAGAACGCTGAGTATCTATATCAGCAGAAGCTTGATAAACGAGAGAGAGAAAGAGAGCGTAGAGAGTATTTAGATGACTTGTACTTAGACTAAAAGTTCTTGTCAAAGTTTTCTCTTTCAACTTCAAGTTTGTAATATAGGAATGCGTGGAACCCATTGATGTGAGAGTCAGTGGGAAAGAAATACTTCCAGCCTTTGGACATGCCTCTGTTTATATAATAACAAAAAGCCAACCCAATCTTACCAGTATTCTTTTTAAATCTAACCACTGCTGTGTGGTCTGATGTTGGTATAACTTCTTCAACATGAAATGTTTCTTTGTTTGAATTACCTTCCCTATCTGTTCTTGAATATCTCAAGGCCAGCTCAGCTGCAAACTCGTTCAGCTCTATTGCTATCTCTTTTTTCATTCCTTCTTTGATCAGTTACTATTCTGTGACAGTTAGCACACCTAACCTCACACTTGTCTATCTCAGCTTGTATTGTTTTTAATCCGTAGGACTGTCGTGCCATATCAGAGACACATCTAATCTTTTCTCCTCTGACGTGGTCAAAGTCTAATACTACAGGATTGTTTTCCCCACAATCAATACAACCTCTTTCTGCTTTTATCTTGTCAATGTAAATCTTATTCCTATCTGACCTAACCCTATTAGTTTTAAGAGACCTGGCTTTTACTTCTTTCTTGTGTTGTTCGTAGTAACGCTTTGACGCTTTCGCCTGGTCTTCTTTATTTTTATAGGGCATTATACTTCTTCTGTTAATGACCTATCAAGATCGGTAAGATGCTTTATGATTTCTTTGATGTGTTCCTTAGCCTCCTCGTTATCTCGATCCATAAGTGACTCGTATATATCATCCACCTTGTCGTGAATCTCTTTACATACGAAGGATATTTGAGATATCTTTTCTGTGTCTTCGGCTAATACTCCCATTGTTTTACATACCGTTTAGTATGCTGTTTAATTTTCTTTCAACCTCCTGAAGTCTTTCTTCAGGTACACGATCATCAATCATTCCGATGATATTTCTGTGTCTTTTGTGTTGTCTTTGAACAGTTTCCAACTGTTCTTGAACATCTAATAAGGACAAATTTAACAAATTATTTTTCTCTTGCAAGTCTTTTAACTCTTTTTTTAGTTGAGTAGGATTCAACTCTACATATTGATCAGCCTCTTGTTCCCATATTCCAACAATCTGATGGTAAGCCCTTTGCAAACCCTTGTCATACTTCATCATGAAAGGAAACTCTTTCAGTGAATGCATTATGGTTGCGTGGTTTTTACCAAACTGATCGGCAATGTACTTGAGAGTGAAGTAACATTCGTCTCTCATAATCTTATAACAGATTGCTCTTGCTTTTACAATCTCATCTGTTTTCTTTCGTTCATCTACGTTGACATTCAGAACAGTGTTAACTATGTTCTTCAGTGCTATTGTCTTCTGTGTGTTGATATTCATCTGTTTTAATATATAAATTTAAGTTGATTAAGTCTAAGTATTCATCCATCTCTATTAGCTTTATGTCGGTTAGAAGAATGAAGTCATCCTCTAATCTCAATAACTCTAATGCGTATGTAACATATTCTCCATCGTGTTCTACAACACCACCGAGAACGTGTGATACCATATTTGTGTGGGGTAAAGTAACCCAGCCATTACCAATGTTACGTGCAATCTTAATAGCTGTAGTAAAGTCTATCTCAGAAATACTTTCTAAAAAATCTTCTGACACATCATAGTCCTCACCCCCTGTATACCTCAGTTTTACATCCATGTTTATCTAATTCTTTTAGTCTATATTCTTGTAGCTTGGATAGTTTACCTGTTGGTTTCTTAACCTCAGAAAAGATTACATCACAATCAGGTGGTATTGCTACTAAATCAGGTATTCCGTTTTTGTTTGTTTTGATCAGCTTGATTACATAATAGCCTTCGTCCTCCAATTGTTTTATACGCTTGGCTTGTATCTGCTGTTCAGTCATAATTACAAAGTTAATAAATCTCTCTTGAAATGTTTTAGCGTGTAGTCCTTCTTCTTAATAACAGCCTTGTATATATCTTTCTCTATACCGCCCTTACTAAAAACCCAGTACACATCATTTTTTAGTCTATCTTTAGTTGTCATTCTATCTCTCGACTGCCAGTAACTGGTAGCACTGAAGTCTATGTTGTAGTAGACAAGAGCATCAGCTTCTCTTAAGCTAATACCTTCACGACCACTAACAATCTGTAGAGCAATGTTTTTATCTGTTGTGTTAAAGCATTCCAGGTCTTGACAAATATCTTCTCCAAAGACATTCTTGATAGCATTTAGTTCTTCTTTGAACTTGTAGAATATACCTATCTTTTTACCAGCAAACTTCTCTTTAATGAAATGTGCCTTACTATAATCAAGAACCATAGAGTTACCACTCTCAAACTTAATAGTACCACTGCATAGCTGGTGTACCTTTGTCATAAGCTTAACAGATGTATCAGCCAGTATAACCTCACTCTCTCCTTCAATCACAAGATCCTTCTTTAGTTTCTTGATAATTTTAGAAGTCTCCTTTTCCATCTCTACCTCCAACACATGCTCTTGTGTATCCACAACAAATCCAGCATCCTTTTGGCTGAACCTTATGGTATATGGTTTCATTGCTTCTATAATCTTTTCAGAACCTCTTGAGTAATCATTGATGTACATACCTCCAACCTTTAACTTGGTTACACTTACATATTGATGTGCAAACTGGTAGAAGTTTTTGAATACTCTGAATGGATTGTTAGGTATAGAATACACTTGATGGTACATCTGTGAGTAGGCTTCGGGTGTGGGTGTTCCGCTAAGCAAAATGATATAAGGGTTAGAATGAAAAACAAATTCCTTAAATCTTTTGGCACGTCCACTTGGCTTAGGGAAAGCACCCATACCGTGAGCCTCATCTGCTATAATTACATCCCAACCTTTTCTGCTAAGCTTATGCAGAGATTCGTAGTTAATTACAGTTAATTCAAAGTTTGGATTAAGCAGATTGTAATCATTTTCTATACTTGATATTGCTTTCTTCTTGGTGATAAACAAAACCTTTTTAGGTTTCAGTTCCTGACAGATGCCTAAACTTGTTAGTGTCTTGCCAGTACGAACCTCCATTGCAAGGTAAAGGAATCTATGAGTACGGATAATTTCCGTACCCTTTCCAATAATCTCTGTTTGATAATCTCTAAACTCTATCATAGCAATGAGGTTTGCATATTCTTTTTCTTGAACTCTATCCATCTTCCATTCTCATCTCTACCATCTATAGGTTTCTGATGGAACTTATACATAGAGAATGAATCAAGCCACTTGTAGAATCTTTGTCTTGATATAGTCATCCTTGCTTTTGGTCCATAGTCAGGATACTCTTCAATGAAGTCAAGGTAAAGTCTTTGCTTCATAATCCTTGCTCCCTCTCTTAAACTTGAGTTGTAACTACCATCCAGTAGTCCACACCACTCAACAAACTCGTGAGATGTTTCAGCGGATAGTCTACGAAGTTCAAGATTTACAAATGTACTTTTCAGTAATCCATTTTCTAAATACATCTGAAGACAACTAATCATAAAGTTATCAAACTGACACCACTCACTGTCATCCCACTCTCCAAAGAAATGTTTACCGAACTCTACCAATGGGGTAAACTCTTTGGTGTAATGTTGAGCAAGTTCCAACTCCCACTTTCTTCTCTCGAATGAACTACCCTTACCACGAATAGCGTAGTTAGTAGTGATAGCAATCTTTGGAGATTTGCTAAATGGTATCTTGATAGCATCCTTGTTTTTCTTTTCAAGCGTTAGTCCTTCTGTCACCACAGAGAACAATCTCTCAAAGTCGAAATACTTTTTTACATCATCAAAGCATAGTAGTTGTGTATCGGCTGATACCAACTGGTAAGCAAACGACCTTTCAAAGTTGAATGACTTACCATCTATTACTACTAACTTTTTCATTTGTGATAGACCTTTCATAAACAAACCCTTACCAGTTCCTCCTTCAGGATTGTCCGATATAACCTCATCATTTAAGATGACAGCAGGACAGTATGATAAGTTCTTAAATCCGTGCATCATATATCCTATGGTAGAATACATAGAGTTTATTCTCTCTTTAGTTCCACCAGCAATGTTCTGAACGAACACTCTGAAATCACAATTGTTTACCTCACATATTGTAAAGTCTCTATCTATAACATGGTCTTTCCAAACATAACCTCCAAGATCTATGTAGTCTATAGGCTTGACTTCATTACTGGTAATCTTAACTGCACAATTTCTGTAGTATAAATAAGATGTGCTTGAAGTATCTTCAATAAAGAAAACATCAATAGATGAAAGTAGAGTAAGGAACTCTTCTCTAAAGTACCTTGTGTGCTCAGCAAAGTAATTGTATATACTGATGTCATCATCAGAAAGAAGGTAGTTCAATATAAAATCTTTAATCTCTTTCTCTGATGTGTGGTCGATGAGGTTGTTAGTAACCCTTACAAAGACATAATTCTTACTACCTTGAGGGTTAAACTTGTAGAAACCATTCTCTTCCAAGAATTGCTTGAATGCTATGTGCACAATCTTTATTACACCCTTGTCAGACTTGGTCCAGAACTTTTGTTTAGCATTCTCATCCTCTATCCTTTCAAGTACACTGTCCACATTGTCTACATCAAACTTCTCCTCCTCCAGTTGATACTTGATTTCTTTTTTAGATACACCTCTTCTAAATTTATTTTTGATTTGGTTTACCTTATCCTCATCCTCGTAATACTTGGTTCCAAAGTTCTGCTTCTGTGCGTAGGCTGACTCAATAGTTCTTTTGATCTCGTAGTCAGGAAAGTCTTTGGTTGCAAAGTTTGACATCACATACTCTGCAAGAGTTTGGTTTACTCCAAAGTCATTGAAGGCGGATGCCAATACATATATATTATTGTTTCTTTCTCCTTCTTTCAATCCATACTTTTTGTCCCACCACTTCATTAGTATATCTACAATCTTATTCTCATTAGTAATGGGTATGGTAGGTCTATCTCTGTACTTAATAACCTCTTGGTATTCTGTTTCCTCTATCTTCTCCCACAAACTTGATAGTTCGTTGATGTGAATCAGAGGGTCATAACTTTCATAGCACACCCTTGAAATGTTTTTAGATGTCTTATCAAAGTATTCACTATCAAAATGTTTTTCAAGAGAGTTGAAATAGTTTTTATGGTTGTCAGCATCTTTTGGTATCTTAACCAATACCTTCAAACCATTACCACTTGGTGATATAAAAACAGAAAAGACACTCTTGTCTTTTGACAATCTCTCTTTCTCTTGTAGCATATCCTTGTTGGTTTTATACCCATCAAAGTCAAGGCATATAATACCACTATGCTCCACTAAAGAACTGTCGTTTCTCTTTGTAAACTTACCACTAAAGCACACTGCTGGTAGTGATTGCTTCAATCTATTTCGTTGTGTTTTATCTTTTTCAGACCTGATTTTCTTTACCAAATCTTTACTTGAACCTTCTCTTATTCTGTTAAGGATCACCACAACATCTCTGTAAAATGGCTGAGAAGTATCCTTAATATCCTTAAAAATGGTGATTTCTGACATTGTTCTGTTGAAATTATGTTAAAATTATTTTATTTAACTTACTGATTATTAGTTGTTTATATATTAATCCTGTCGAAATGTCGAAATTAATAATAAAATATCATATATAAAAATTATTAGATACTTAATTTATTAATGCTTGTATATTGATTAGTTGAGTTTGACATCTTGACATTGACAAGAGAAAAGAAAAGGGACACGAAGTCCCTCTTCATTTAACTGGTTGTTTAGAAAGGTAATATCTCTTCCTCTTTCTTTGGAGTAGGAGTATCCGTTTCTTCAGGTTTCCAAGTATCCACTGCAACATAGTGCGTACGACCATAGTCATCAGCTTCTCTTCTTTGTTGAACCACTAACTTGATGTACTTTTTCCCATCGTACTCAAAGATGTGTTCCTTTGGAAGATCAGTTAAACATAAGCTTACTGCTACTTGTTGTCCATCAAACTTGGACTTACCATTTCCGACATAAATTTTGTCTGCCATAATATATAAAGTTGTGTTCCGATAATAATTAAAAGTCCATCAGCAGTTCGGAACGATCCTACTGAAAGCTTTATCTATGAAGGCCAAATGACCACTATATTCTCCATTATAATTCTTCTTTAATTACAAAATCCTCTATACTTTTTACTGAACCTTCAGCAAAAAAATCATTATATACTTCTACTGCTTTCTCCACTTTATACTTACCTCTTTCAAGGAAGTCTACTGTTGGATTGAATATACCCAGTTGTAAAGTTATCTTGTCTACTACATAGAAAATTAAAGGTTTGTCAAATAGTTGCTGGTATATGTAAGCTTGACTATCGTAGTTGTACTTACGAGCAGAGTATTTAAAGTCTTTTATGTTGGATGTAGTTTTTAAATCTATCAACATATCAGGTGTAACAATATCTGCTTTGCCCTTCCATTGAACACCCATTATTGTTGTAATAGCTGGAACCTCGAAAGCATTGTTCACATCATAGATAGCATCACAGAAATCAAGATTACCTTTCATTGTGTTTATGGCACAATCAGTTTCTTCTTTCTCTTTTGCTAACATCATTAACATTCTGCCATTTTCGTTGAGTGCATCCTTGTACTTCTTTGTGTTTCTACTACTTGCATCTACACTTTTAAATTCTACACTATTTACCTTATCAGGTTCCAGCATTGCAGTATGAAAGTATCTACCAAGTAGCATAGCTTTAGTAGGTTCTTTCGGTAATCGAAATCCTTTAGGATCATTGAGTAGAGTTATTATGTCAGAGTTGGAAAGCCATTGCCTTCCATACTCTCCATAATAGTGTTCATCAAGTTGTAGTTTTGCTAAATGCTCTTTCATTACACATGCTTTGAAAGTTCTTTCTTAACAGAAGCTTTGATCTTGTACTTTTGCTCAAGATTCTTTACAATCTTTGGAAGACCTAAATGCTTGTTCTGTGCTACATAAGTTAATACTTTCTTCCAGTTAGCATCACCAATATCTAAATCAAATGTTGTTATTGTTTTAGGTTTTGACTTTGGCTTTTCTTCTGTAGTAGCAGTCTTAACAATGTCTTCTCCAATCCACAAGCTTAACCCTAATCCGTGCATAGCAATAGCTTTAGCAGTTGATCTTTGGATTGCAGTATTGATGTCCATAGATGTAATCTTATCCATAGCAATAGACCTATTTCTAAAGTCCATTACTGGTAAGTAATCAATATGCTCAACACCTCCAATAGTCACACCCACTTTTACATAAGCAGTTCTACCATCAGTGAAAAAGTTTAGTCCAGTTTCCATAGACTCATATACTTTTCTTTGTGCATCAGGGTAAGTTGTTTTAACTAAATGCCAAGCACTTGCCCAAGAGAGATAGTCGTGTTGACCTTTCTTCTCTACCATACTCTTTACATCTATTGATGAAAGATTTTTGAAAATGTTTTTCTCCATAATAAATTTAATTTAAGTTTAATAGTTGTTGTTTTCTTTGTGAATACTTTTGGATTATCTTTTCTCGTGAGTTCTTTAGTCGCTTGATGTACTTATCATTCTTTCTACTATTCATCTCACTTTGTATTCTTCCTTCAATGATTTTTATTTTCCTTTCATAGTTACCAAGAGAAGTGAGGAGAACACCTTTCTTCCATCCGTGATCGTAAAAGTGTTGATACTCTTCACTGGTTAGTTCTTGAAAGTAGTCTCCACCCTTCGTGGTATTTAGGATTTCGATTGCTCCTGAAGGGTACTTATATAATAGTATGCCGAGTTTTATAATACCTTGTTTGCCACCAAAACTTTTTGGATGACCAGCACCAAAATCCTCCATACCTTCTTGGTATATATCTTCTAAACTATAGGTAGGAAATTTCATTCGCTATATCCTTGAAGTCATTGTCTTTGTCAATCATTTCTTTTGCTTTCTTGTATCCATGTATGATGGTAGAGTGAGACACAGAGTGTCCATAATCCTCCATAAACCTTTGAATATAAGATATTCTAATAGGTCTTTCCATACATAAATAGTAAAGCATTTGTCGTGCATCAACGCAGTCCCTTCTTCTCGTTTTCTCCATCATTTGATCTAAAGTCAAATGAAATTGCTTTGCAATAGCATAAGCATATTTATCAAAGATTTCTTTCTTCATTTCGTGTTCTGTTTTGAGTTGCTAATTTAAGTTATTTCTATAACTTTTGCAAACTTTGTTCATATTATTTCTCTTCTTTCTTACACTGAACCTTGTATAAAATAAGGTATCCAATCAAATCAAGAAGGGTATCTTCAGTTTTATCGTTGATCCCCACTTGCTTGATTCTACTTAACTTGTCATCTATTCGTGCAAGTATGCCCTCTTTTGGAGAGAGTTTAGAGAATATGTTTGGAGGATTGTTAGCAGTATCTCCATACGCTTTGTTCTTTTCCAGTAGTAACATAACTACTTCTCTTCCTACTTCCTTAATTAGTTCATCAGTTTTCTTCATATTACTTATAGCTTTTTCTTTCAAAATCAGGTTTGTAATTTGGGTTGTCAGCTTTGAGTTCTACATACGCTTCATAATGTCGAAACGCTTCCTCCAATACTGATTCTAAATCTACCAGTTGGTAGTCCATCTTGGATGTTTCCATCCAATGTGATACATTCTTTAATATCTGTACAGATATTTTCTTATGGTCTTTATAGTTTGCCATCTTTATTAATTTTAAAGTTATTTACTCGTTGTTCAAATTCTTTTCTTCTCTTTTCTGCCCTATGCTCCATCCATAACCAAAGTAGGATGTAAGAGCATAGGATTAAAAGAAAGCTACTTAATAGTGCTTGAGTCATTGTCATAGTCATCAATTTTTTGTTGCAGTTTTTGTATTAGTTTCTTATTGGGAGATGGCTTCATCTTCTCCAATAGAATCTTCTTCCATAAAATTAGCTTGTATATATTTCTTCGCATCTTCTAAAGTTTTACCTGCAAATTCGCTACACCAATCCACATACCATCCGATACCATCTTCAAAGTTTGGGTGTTCTTCTGCAAGTTTGGTTAATGTTACTGGGTATCTTCCACCACAATCTATCTCTTCTTCTCCATTCCAAGTGGGTACATCATAGTGTACGACATCTATGAAGTCTCCTCCTTCGATGGATATTTCTGCACCCCATCCTTGTTCTTCCTCAAAAGTCCAAAACATATCAGGAAAGTCTTGAGCCATTTGCTTGATGATTAGTTCATCCATTGGCGACCAAGCAGTAGTGAAACGAAGTTGATCATCATCTTTCTCAAATTCATAGCATCCCCACTTGGTACCCCAATTAGCATTACACCAGTCGTACCAATTGTCGTGTCCGTACTTGTGTTTAAGTTCTTCTGACTTTGCTTCTGTAATAGTGCAGTTCTCTGTATCTCCAATTCTTTGTGGAGATGTAGTTCCTTCAAGTTCTTTAGGCATTGGCTTGTAGTATCTACAGATACCACCCACTTTTTCAATAGCATCTAAAATTTCTTGTCTTTCTTTGGTAATCTCACTACCAATAGAAATGTTGTGATAACAATGATTAGGCATAATTAGTTGTTTTTAGTTAATTCATTTACTTTCTTCTCCAAGTATTCCATATACTCAATCATAGCTTCAAGGTAGTACCTATCATCTGATTTAAGTTCTTCCATACGGAAACCTAAAAAATAATCTAACCCATCTTCGACTCTGTCGAGTAGGTCTTTCTTTACTTTAATTCTGTTTGACATAATAATTTAATTAGTTGGTTAGTGGGATGGAGGGTTGCGAAGCCCTCTAAAGTACGCATTACCATCCCTTCGTTACAAACAAGTATGAATAATAAATAAGGCAAGAGTTTGGTTTCGCTACTGAATTTTACTCTTATTAAGTGTATTGTAGTTAATTAAGCTACCACCACCACACACCTTATTTTCATATCTCGTGCAAATATATAATATAATTTGTTTATATCCAAATTATCTTTGACATAATGGGAAATGTAGTTTAGTTACTATAAGTGTCCTCCTTCTCCGTTGGCTTCATACCTCCATTCGCTTTCTGCGTTTGTGTCGGTCATACCAGTATAATCATCTACACCAGTTCCATACTCAAAATTAGCTTCACTAATAGCTTTATCTATCTTATCTTCATACAAATTAGCATTGTCAAATAGATAATCTGTTATTGATGCACCTACATCCGTATACTCTTTTAGTTTCTTTTCATCAACATCAATTTCTACCTCTGCATACTTGTGGTACACACTTCTTTGCATAATTTTAACTTTCATTGTAATATAGTTTTAGTTGTAACTGACAAGGGAAGTTATTCTTCCCAAGCATTAGAGTATGCTGGATTGTACCACTCGTGCCACATTCCATACTTCTCCATTATTCCATTGAGTTTATCAGACCCCCAAAAGTTATTGTAATAATCAAGGTGTAAATCAGTTTCTTCCGTAACACCTTCACACCATATCCAAAAATAACCTCTGTCTTCGTGATAATGTTCATCTCCCCAATTTTTCTGTACTGCTATTCCTAATTTTTTTAGTTCTTCATAACAAGAAATAACATTTTTGGGTGGATTTTGATAGTTCATAATAATATAGTTTTGATTCGTAACTGACAGAGGGATACACCCTCTCATTTGTTAGAATATCTCTAACTTGGAAAGCAATTCTTTAGTGTGCTTTCTAACTAATTTCTCCTTGAAATTAATTTGAAGTTCTCTGTGTAACTTATGTTTAAGACCACTCCATTCAACAATCCTTGTTAGACTTCTTCGTTTCTCATTATCGTGTCCAGCAGTATCACACCATTCCTTGTAATCTGAAATGTAATCGTAAAACATTTCTCTACCATTACACTCTTCTTGGATGTCTTTGATAATTTTTACTATCTCTTCTGCTTTCACTTTTAAATAGTCATCAGACTTTCTTTCAAGTTGCTTTTGAATTTCATTTGTAGTTTTCATAATAATAAATTTGATTTGTAACTGACAGAGGAAATTAATCCTCCCATTCTGTGTAATAGTAGAAGTCGCATTGATAGTAATCTTCCAGTAAAAAATCATCTGTCAATCTACCCTCTGCAACATCCTTATCGTATTGTGGGTTGCCCTTCTTCTCTATCTTACGAAGATAATTTATCAAATCCTTCTCGTACTTGATGTACATCTCTCCATCTCGAATACAAAAACCTTCGGTCATTGTTTCTTTGGTAATATCACATACTCTCATTTTAATATAGTATTAGTTTGTAACTGACAAGGTTGGTGTGAAGCACATTGGCTATTGCCTTTGGGGATGATTTTTACGAGGGGCTGACTCCCTATTACCCTCCTACTTACCACACCTAACCTTAATTATTTAATACGCTGATACTGGTAGGTTTGAGTCTACATATTCCATATCCAAACCCATCCTTTTACAATAGTAAATGCGTAATTCAAATGCAAGATCTATGAGAGCCATATCTGACTTCCAATTTTGTATGGTACAATCATTTCCTATTGCACCCAACATTCCACCACCAAGATAGTTTTGGTATGCAGTCATCTTTTCCCCTTCGTATCCGAAGTAAGTTAAGTCAATCTCTACACCTCCACCTCTTGAAGATAGTTGCTCTCTTAATACATTGTCTTTAATCATAATCGTAGTTTTAATTGTTTGTAACTGACAGAGGGTTGCCCCTCTATATTCTATCTCTTTAACTTACACTTTGACTTGGTGTAGCCATTTGC